GGTCCATTGCCGGATTCGCACGGCATTTTCGCGGGCCAAGGTCTCAGTCACCTTGTCGATGAATACTTGATTGAACGCTTTGTGCTGTTCCTCGGTAGTTCCTTGCTTAGTCGACTCGACATAGGCGTCAGTCAGCGTCTTATCGACTCTGCGCAGATTGTATTCGGTGATGGCTTCGGTGATTTGCTGGCTGATTTGCTGGTAGCGCTTTTCACGGCGCAGGTGGCGCAGGATCTCGTAAATCATGAACCACAAGAGCCACAAGACTCAGGCTTGTCGATCCGGCTTTTTGCCATAGACGCCCATTTTCCACACTCGCCAGCGTGGGACTCGGCTGTTGGCATCTTTCATGATGCGGATCTTAACGCCGATGTTTCGGGCGAGCTGATATAATGTGCCACGCCGCTTTGGCGAAGTGAAGGAATCGCCCACCTGCATTTTTAACAGCGCGATAACTTCGTCGCAGGGCGGACGTCCGCGGGTCTCGCTCGGGGCGATGTCGTGTTGAATTGTAATTGGCATAGATGTTTCGATAAAAGGTATCCAAAGCCCAAGGATCGATGATCCGACCACAGCGGCGACCGATTCGGAAATCGATGCCGCTCTGGTAAATATTGCGCTCGGACGAGGTTAAAGTTTGCATAGGTTGCTACTTTACGCAATTATAAGATACAACATTATGTTGTAAAACCATGATGATTTATGATCCGAACTCAGACCTAAAAGAGCTCAAGGTCTGGTATGCGATTGAAAATGGTCAGCTTTTTTTACCCGCTATTGTGATCGAACAGCAAGAAAACATTATAACTTTGCTTTGCATCACTCGAAACTGGCTTCCGCGGCTTGACTTGACCCATCCTGACGATCAACAACGTCTCTATCTACGCTGGCAAACCTATCCTGAAGACAAACGCTATGGACGACGAATTTCGCGAACTCACCCTCGAAGAAGCCAACAAAATAAGGGCTTCATTTGACGCTGGGACCGGTGAAAATATTGCACCGGTCGAACCGGTCGATCCCTTGAGACTCGGGCGCCGCATCTGGCAGCTGGCCTTGAGCGGCAATAACCGCGACCAGATTGCTGAGCGGACCAAGATCAGTACCGAGCTCTTGGACGAAACCTTGAACGCTTACCGGCTCCGGCTTGGCCTTTCGGTCGACCATTACCGACAGCTGGACAACGAGAGGGTCGAAAAGCTAGTGACCTATTGGTTACCGGTGGCGACCGCCGGACCGATAAAAGTTCTGAAAGCCACCAAGGAGGGTGACCCGATCATTGAAGAAGATTTCGACCGGCCATTAAAAGCCTCCCAATTGGTCCTGGGCGCGATGGAGCGCCGGATTAAGATCTTGGCAGCGACCCATGAGCTGGGTGCCGGCTCCGGCTTCCCTGGAGGCCAGAACGAGGGCGCTAAGGCCTATACCGAGCGTAACATCGTAATCTGGCTGCGCGAGGTCATGCCCAGTATCGAGCGCATTACTCGAGAGCTAGAAGCCGAACCTCAACCTTAGGCCATGGCGCTGGTCACTCTGTGGATGCGGACGCGAGACGGCTGGATCTCCAAGTTGGTTGATCTAGCTAAGCACCCACCCTACGAACAAGAAATCGAGCAAGAAATCGAGCGAATCCGTCGGTGGAAAGAGTGGGAAACTCAAAACGCAAAACCAGCGGAGCTAGACATGGAGCTGCTAATGATGCGGATAAAAGATCAGGAGGAAAAACGGACCGGTCTATGTCGCTTCGCTATTTACCTCCAGAATGACCACGACTACATCGAAGCCATGTTTGCACTTTATCGCCGAGGTGGCTCCCGACAGCTAGAATTATGAACGACCAACAAGCCCGAGATCTGCTAAGAAAAGAACTCTGCCGAGGCTGGGAATTGGAAACAGGTAGCCCTCCACAACAGCCGCCGCCCGACGAGGCGATTAATCAGGTATTGGCAACTTTTCGCGAGTGGAAAATTCCCGAAGAACTTTACGCTGAAACAGCACACGAACTGGTTCATCATACGCGGATCCACGTCAGAGGAACAACAGGGCCCAATTAATGAGCTCAAAGACGCCGACCCAAAAAAAGAAAATCAAGCCGAACATGGGGCTGAGCCTGGCCGAAGAAAAGAAGAAGCTGAACGCAGCAATGGACCGGCTGGGCGTAAAGCGCGGGGGGCATCGCGGGATGCATCACGGACCACCGAAGAAATGAGCGAGCCGAAGTATTTAATTTGGTCGGAAGAGCATGGCGCGTGGTGGCGACCAGGGAGTGCCGGTTACACCCATTTCATGACTGAGGCAGGTCGCTACATCAAGGCCCATGCTGAGCTAATCGTAGCCGACGCGAACTATGTGATTCACCCTAGCAGCGGCTTTTTACCTGACCGCAAATTCAATGAAATTGCGATACCAGATCCGCTCTATAAAAAGAATAGTCCCTGACGACCCAGAGCATCCTGAGCTTGGCTACCACGGTGAAGACGACCCGACGCACCTCGATGCCGAGATCACAAAGGATGATGCGCTCCAATACCTAGACCTGTGCAAGTTATCCTACGTAAAAGCAATCAACACGCTCTCCCCCATCACTCCAACTATTCGCGAGGAAATGCGCTTTTGGACAAAGTACCTCGCAAAGCACTGGCTCGAGCCAGAGGCCGAGAATCTATGCCAAAAACAGGACCAAGCCGGCACCCAAAAGTAGACCTAATGCCGGTCAAATCATCGAACATCGAATCAATCGGTTATCATCACGAAACTTCCACGCTGCATGTGCATTTTAAAAACGGTGGCCACTTCCTTTATCACAACGTAAGCCCAGCGGTTTACCAGGGACTGCTCAAATCAGACAGCAAGGGCAAATACCTGCACCAAAATATCAAGCGTAACTACCGTCACACCAAAGTTGATTAATGCTTTCTGATGAAAAACTCGAAGCATTAGCGGAGCGATTGCGCGGCCTGCTTAATCTCGAATTACCCGGCGATGATTACGCATACGCTCTGATTTTCGTTGAGCGCGACCGCTTTCAAAAGCACAGCGAACTGACTCCAGTTATAGTTGGCAATTGCAATGAAAAAACCGTAGGCAACATCATTAAGCTGACCGCCAGGTCCCTATAAAGTAAAAGGTTGCTCCTGTGGCCCGACTGGCAGTACATGATAGTAACTGGCCCGTCGGTCAATAACCTCATAGTTGAGCAAGCCCCGCTGGCGCAAGTCCCTTAAAATCCGATCTGGGCTTGCTGGGGCAACCTTCAAGCGCTCGACCACAAAATCGCGCAGATCCTGGGCGTGAAAGTATCTGCCTTCTTCGCAAAATTCTATTACGACCCAGCCGATCCTACTGCGCACTCGCTCCAAGTGCTCGCCCTGCGAATCGCCCCAAGCGAAAAGATCGAAGTCGCCGTCAGGACTTTTCCCTTTGCTCATACACGGGCTTCCACTTAGGCAGTAGTCCTTCTAGTTCATCTCGATCTTGGGGCCACAAATAAGCGACGACCCACCACTCTTTGCCTTCCCGGTATTCGGCCATCAGAGTGATCATCCCGCCGGTTGGCGTTTCAACAGTACTGCCAACAGAAAAGCGGTGGAAGTTTGGAAGCGTGCCGAAGTTCTTGATGAAGTTGAGCTCCAAGAGCCGCTCGAGGTCGGGGATGTCGCCCTCTTCGTTTTCATAGCCCTCAAAAAACACTGGTCGGTGTTGGCGGTAGTGAATCATCCGGCAGTTAGATCCTCTAAGATTTGTCCTCCAAAATTTGGATGCGCTCGGCTTGAACTTTGGAAATGTCCCGAAGCACAGACAAGGCTTGGTCAGCTAGGGCTGCTTTCTTTTCGAGCTTTTCAACTCTCTCTAAGAGCAATGCTAGCTGTCGCTCTTTCTCGTAGGGTTGCGGCGGCATAGGGTTTAGGCTTGCGGTTTATAGCCAGTAAAGGGGCCAATTTAATAAAATCTTTACAATTGTCTAGCAATGCAAGCTTGCAAGCAGCGTTACTGTGGAATAACCTCGCGGCGGTGGAATAATTTCCTGTAGGGCGGACAGGAGGTGATTTATACGAGAAAGAATTGGCAGAAGCCTAAGCGAAGGAAAAGAGTCTGTGCGGAAGAAGCACCGGTTTTCCAAAAATTGCGGCGCAAATTCCGTCACGCCACTTTTCCTAAATTTGTCCAGATGGACCTTTTTGAAATTGTCGCTGCCGAGAGACAGCGTTGAATGCGATGCCGCAATCTCAAGCTGCTGCGGCCCGCTGACCATAATATCTGTGACTCGCAATCCAGATCCAGGGTCGCAGCAGCTTCTCTCAAAAGACTGTTCTGACTGGCACCGTCTCTGAACTACCGCTTGCTCATAACCGGCGCACATACTGGGCAGGGGCGGTGCCACTTCGAGCAGTCTTTTAACACGAATGGGGATAGCTGTCAGCTACATCGGTAGCCATACATTGAACTCCTAGAAGGATAGACAACGAAACGAACGAATCCGATGGCCGGTGGGATCCCGGCTCCCTGTTCACCTAAATATGGTGGAGGCGCTCCCAGGTTGCCGCTGGGGAAAACCCGCTCCTATAAAATGGACCGACGGACATTAGCCAAGGTCGCGAATTAACGCCGGAGGTTGCGCTTAAGAACGGGGCGCTCGGTACACGCCCACTCCACCACCCTTTCGTCGTTCGGATTCGTCTTTAAGCCACCTCTTGAGCTCGGCGTCCTTGTAGTTTGATTGGCGGCTGTGAATCTTCCGGCATCCAGATGCCTTCGCCGATGTGGCCGGCGCGGATCTCGGTATCAAGCACCGGCTTGATTCCGGCAGCACGAGCGCGATCGCAAAAGACCACGTCCTCACCCTTGTTACCCTGTTGTTCGAAAAACGGATAAAAGGCGGTCGGGAACGGTGGCGTCCAGGGAAAGTGCTTCATAATGCTTTCGAAGACCGTCCGGTGGACCAACATCAATCCGGCGGCAACCCATTCGACTGGCTGCAAGCCTCCGGCGGCTTTGCCTTCCCGCAAGCTTTGGGCGATGCGGGTATCGTTAGGATTGCGCGGTGCTAGGTCGGGCTGGATCGTTAATGGAGTACCTTTGCAGCGGCCAGCATAACAGCCACCAACCAGAGGATACTTGTGAGAAAGCAGCCGGGTAATTGTATTGTGCTGCGCAAAATTCTGGCCCTTGGTGGCGCGGGAATAGGTGAGGAAAGTTCCAGCATCGCCATATGGTATAAACACGTCGGAATCGAGCCACAAGCTCCATTCTGTCTTGCTGCGCAGGAAACGACTGGCGAGTTCGTTTCGAGCGTTTGAGAGCAACGTATTCCCAACCAGTTCAAACCCAACGTCGAGGTGCTTTGCATAGTAGAGCAAGCTAGCAACGACCGGGCCGCGAATTCCACCAAGGTATGGCATCAATATCGTCACAGGATATTGGGCCTTGCGGTAGGTCATGGAGAAAGTGGAACGCTCGAGATCGGTGAAACTCTCGGCGTCTGGCGTCAAGGGATGGGCGATGGCAGTGCTCATGTTGTTCCGAAGTGCTCTCGCACGGCGTCCTCAGCACTCTGCCCTAGGCGCTTTCTTGGGGCCATGCCTGCGGCGATGGTCGAGGAGCCGGTGCTGTTGTTAACCCGGCTGCGGGCGGAGCTGATCTTGTTTAATTCGTCCTGGGCGGCTTTGAGTTCGGCCTGGAGTTTGGTCATTTTGGTGTTCGCGGCTTCTAAATCGCGTCGGTAGCGTTCTGCCATGACCGCCTGGACGGCAACTCGAGTCATCCCCCGCGGCCCTTGGGTCGCGGCGTCGGTAATCGCCCGCTGGAACACCGTCTCGTACTCTTTGTAGACGTTGTTATGGGCCTCAAAAGCTGCGCGTTCCTGCGCCGTCTTAGCCATGGCCAGATCTTTGGGCGCCGCCCAGTCCCCCATGGTCGGAATCAATTTCTTGGCTTCGTCTTCGGCTTCGACGCTGAAATTCTGCCAATAATCAGCGGCTTGCTGCTGGCGGAATTTATTATAAGCGTTGGGTTCTGCCTCCATTTGGGAGCGGAACTCGTTGCGCTTCTCTTGCGCCTCGAGTAACGAGCCAATCTTACGAATCAACCGTTCCCGGTGCAGCGGATCCTGGCATTGGCTGATGACGCCCTCGTTCCAATAGGCTCGGTCCAACCGGTCTGGGCCGGCACCGCGAATCTCTTTTTCCCATTCTGCGGCAGCGGCTGGATCTCCCGCTAGCCCCTTGACGTCTTTGATGATGTCGTCAAAGAGGGTATGCACCGGCTGCTCGTATTGGACTTGGTAACCGCTGTCATCAAAAACTTGGTGCTTGGAGTGGAAGGAACGCAGATCGTCCAGCTCTTTCTGCACCGTGGGATCGCTTACCGGGCGCACCGCGCCGCGATGAGTGAGTAGCTCTTTTTCCTGTGCTTCGACCCGTTCTCTCAGCTCTTTGGCGGCTTTCTTCTCAGTTTTGAGCATGCCTCGGACCCGGCGGAAAGCGGCCATAGTCTCGGGGCGCGAGTCCTGATGCAGCCTGATTTGATCAAGTTCGTCGTCCGACTCATCATCGGGATGTGTCGTCGGCTCAGCTGGTGGCGCTTTAGGTTCAGGTTTTAGCTCCGGTGAGGGCTCAGTTTCCTTAGCTGGTGGCGGTTCTTCCTTTGGGGGAGCCGCAGATTCCTTAGCTCCTGGCAGCTCGGGGGATTGAGGCTCTGGTTTCTTTTCGGGCTCCGGCGCTACTTCATGCAACGGCCCGAATTCCTTATCGAAGGCTCGCTCCAAATCCAGCGCTTGCTCCGCTGTGGTGATTGTCATTTTTGGATCGACGATTTTAGGGATCGATCCAACCTGGGCGGTAGAATTGTTAGCAGCCATAACCTTTAGTCAGTTACTGTGTCGACGAACTCCCTGGTTGGAGCCGATTGGAGGTCGAGCTTGCGCATCCGGTCGATTTCGTTAATCGCAAGCTGAAAGCCCTTGGCTATGGCACCGGCCATCGCCATTTTGGTTAGATCATCAGCCTCTTCGGGAAAGTCCGGTCGTTGCTGCTCGAGATAATGCAGAAACTTTTGTCCGATACTCTTTACCAACCATTCGTTGAGTGCGACCCGATCATCGTTCGTCCAAACTATTTTCATGCAGGGATTCCGGTCATTGCCGCGGGATTAGCCGTCGGGGGCGGTGGGCCGCCGGGAATGCCACCAATGCCTCGGCTGGCGTGCGGCGGTACAGGAGGTTGAGCCGCGCTTGGGCCGGTGTAACCAGGCGGCATCGGACCGGTGCCTTGAGCGGCGGCAGCGGCTTGGGCTTTGGATCTAGCATCCAAAATTTGACTAAACACTTGATGGGCCTGGGTGAGTTGCTGTACGAGAGGCTGCAACTGTTTGGTCCTTTTCGTACGGGCGGCACCCGCCTTGGTCGATGAAGGCTTTTTGTCTTCGGCCTGCGCGTGCGCGTCCCCGTGCATCAACGCGAGATTCATCGTGTTCAATTCCTGCTCTGGGATTACTTCCGGCGGGACTGAACGCATGGTGTTGAGCGAACCCTGCACCTTCTGGTTTAGCGCGGTCAGGTGCTGAATATGATCGTCGCGATCGCTGACCGGTATGGCTTGCCCCTGCGTCATATCAACCCATTCGCTGTATTGCTGACGCTGCTCTTCCAAGTTGGTCGACATCGCCGGATCGCCGGCAAATAAATATTTGGCTCTCCGGTGCCCGATCATGGCGGCACCACAATCGAAATTTAACTTTCCTTGGTCCCAGTACGGATTGCCTTGAGCGACTTGTCCGAATTGCAAAAGTTTCGCGTCTTCAACCGAGCCAACGTTCGTGTTGTACTCGGTCGCCGGCGTATGAGCCAAAAGTAAGATTTCCTCCGCGGCTAGGCCTCCATCGAGCAGTTCAACAACGGTCTGGACCGCGTCTCCGTCCGCACGTCCCAGCTCCGGCGCAACCGAATAAGTCTCTTCCGCTGCCGGGTCGACTTTGCGGAGCAATTCCATCATGTCTTCGTCGACCAGTTTGATTCCGCTAGCCGAGGCAATGTCTCGCGCTTCGGTGAAGGCAAGTGCCGCCTTGATATTCAAGGGCGAGAAGATCCGGCGCTGCATCTGGCTGACCAAGTGCGTGAATTGGTTCCAGAATCGGTTCAATATTCCCTGCTTAATTTCCTCTTCTCTGGTCGCATCGATCGTGGCTTCGGTAGCTGTCGTCTGGCTTTGTCCGTTGTTCTGAATTTGTTCGGGCATGAAGGTGCCGGCGATGATTTCCGCGATCGCGGTTAACTTGGCATCGAGGCCCTGAATAGCTTCTGGATTAAATTGAAGCTGTTGCGCCATCAATTCGAATCCTTTGGGCAGAATCAAGAAAGGCGAGAGCACCTTGGGCTGCAAAAAAGGGATGTCTTTTTCTTCGGCAGTACCTATCAAAAGTCCAGCGATGTACTGCTGATCGAAGTACAAATTGCGCTCGCGCTCAATCGAGGTTGCAATGTTGACAAGTAATCTCCCTAATCCTTTGCTACCAAACAGCCGATCGTTGCCCGCCTGGAACGTAAACAACGTGATCAAATCCTCCATTCGCTCGGTGATATCGTCGCCGTAAAAGAGCTCGTCTCCGCCGCCGGTGTCGTCTTCGCTTTGCGGTGGCGTGTCCCGGCCACCCATAGTCGAGTTGTTGCGGTTGACCCACCAGTGATCGACTCCGCCATCGTAGGTCCTAACAAAAACGTGGACCGTTTGGACCATCTTCGAAGCCCTATGCCAGCTGAAGTAAAGACTCCCCTCTCGTGCCATGTCGGAGAGCTGACGCGGATCGCTCGGCAAGTCTTCTCGCGGCGGCATCGCGTGCTCGATGGCCTTTTTCAAGTTCTCGACGTTGAAGCCGGCCTTTTCGGTCGTCTCTTCCTCATCAAGTAAGCTCACCAGTTCATGGATGTAGAAATCCTGCTGGACGCAGAAACAGTCCAAGCGGTGAACGTCCTGCGAAGTCTGCTCGTCAAAATAAATATCTTCCTGCCGATAGGTCCGCGGGCGCCAGTTGTGTTCGTCGAGATTCAGCGCTGCCGTATAGCCTTGCAGCACATTTTCTGTGGCTACGCGCTGGACGAAGTCCGTCCACCCAGGCCACCGGCGCAGGAGCTCGGTCGTCTTCTCTTGGAATAAATCCGTCTTGCCGGCGTAATCGTCGTAGCTGTCTGGCAGCTCGGCTGCGGTCAAGTATTTGATATCGTGGATCGCCTGACAAAACCGAGGTTGCACCCGGTCGACGATCGAAGAGAGAAATTGAGTTGAAGTATTGCTGCGCCAGCCCTGATTCTGATCGTCTAGTTCGCGCTGATCGTACGGTGGTTTTCCGTTATAGACATCTTGGATAATTTTGTTGCGAGTAGCTCTCGCTCGGTTCTGCTTCTTAAAGCGCAAAAACAAGGCGTAAGCCTGTTGGGCGCTATTGATCGGCTTATTCTGCGGCCTCCCCGTCTCGCTTAAATCGGGCGGGCTGAATTGCCCAATTCCAGCGTTCGAATCATAGGGGGGCGCACTTTTGGTCTTTGTGGCCATCGGACTCGCAATCCAATGGCGATTTTGCTCGCGCCTTTAACACAAAGCAAGGGCTAAGAACTAACCGCGGCTTCGGTTAGCTTCCAGCATTCGGGCGGAGGCGTGCCCCGCGGCTTGGAATAATCTTGTTCTAGCCACACACTCAACTCGAGTAACGTGCCGTAGCTGACGCAGTAACGGAGCTTTTTATCGAGCGCGGTCGAATGCGTTCCGCGGATTAAGGTCGCTCGCCGGATCGCGTTATCGTTGCAAGGTGCGCAGCCGGTGCGCCAGCTGCGATTCAAGGGACATTCCACGCAGATTCGAGCGCGTTCATGGGCGCGAGCTTGATCGATCCACCTTAATTCTTCTTGCTGTCCGAGGCCGGTGATCCAGTCTTCGATTCTGGTGAGGGGTCGCCGGTAATCGACTCGCTGGATTGGTCCTGGCCATTTGCCTTCGGCCATGAGCTGCAACTGTGCGCGAGAGCCGGTGCAAGAATGTGGCCACCGGCCACAAAGATAAAAAGTGATATCGTGCTCAACTTGTTCCTTAGTGGCGGTGCCGATCGCCACGATCTCTAAATTGTTTAGCCTGAAACGCAAAACGAAATCGAGCAGCTGAGTGTAAGTCGCTGCTTCGATTCGCTGATGCTTTGGGCGTTGCGGGCTGGATGTCAACTTCTGCATGAAGTGCCATCCTCCCGGTGGCACAACGCCCTCCACCACCCTCACTGTTGAGCCTCCTCAATGGAATCAGATTCTTGTTTCTCCTCTTTCCAGAGTTTCTGAGCGGCAATGTCGTAGATTGTTCTACGACAGACTCCAAACATCTCTACAAGCTCTCCCCTGAATCCAACCAGCCAAAGTAATCGAATCCTGCGGGCCTTCTCCAATGTGATCTTGGTGCTTCGACGATTCCGCGATTGTTCGATAGGGGTTCCCCATTTGCAATTTTCTGGGGTATAACCTTTTGAGTTGTCTATGCGTTCGACCGAAATACGGGGTCCCTTCGGTTTTGGACCCATATCTTCAAAGAATGCTTCAAAATTAGACCAGCGCTCGCAAACCGTAATTCCACGACCACCCCAATCTTTATAACCAGGGCAGGTAGGATCCGAGCATCGCCGTCTCAATGATCTCCAAGACTGATATTCCGGTGTCCTACTACGACTATGAGTTTTGACGGTGTCTCGTCCACAATCGAAGCAGCAAAATCTTCGCGACTGGAAATTGACTACCGATTCGCGCTGGCCTCGCACAAAAACATTCCCGCAGGCCTCGCATGATTTACTGAAAGTTTCGATCTTCCTCATCGCCAACGATGCAGTCCCTCAGTGACCCTCATCGATTGCCGTGGTAATCGTCAGTGCCTTTGGCGTCGAGATTTTTGAACTCAGGGTCAAAGGGAGCTCGGTCGTACCAGGGTTCGCTGTAGACTTTGAGCTTTGGCGCTGGACCTGGGACCGGCTTGGTATCGTCTCGAGTAATCGTCTCGTGTTTGGTAAACCCGGTGCGGGTAACGCTGTCTTTGAGAGCGGCTTTGTCGCCGCCCCAATCTCCACTTTTAGCCATAAAATATTCCTTGGTTTATTCCTTGAAGGCTTTGTAGCCGTGCGGATTAGGCAGGCTACCTTCGCGCTCATGGAAGGCTGGATGATCCTCGTTGCGGTTGCCGCCAGGACCACTCGGGCCGGTCTTAAATGGGCTCAGTTCAGTCACGTTGCGGCTGGCCGTGTCGATATTGACGTTGGGCGTAAAGCCTTCGCGAACGTGCTCTTTACTCGTACTTCCACCGATGCTCGTCGAGCCAGTGTCGCCCTTCTTAAAGGGAGTTAATTCACCTGTTCCAACTTTCGCTTTTGCCATAGGACTTGGAAATTTCTACATGATTTGAGGAAAGGCATTGCCGTAAGTGTTCGTCGCCCATTGCAGCTGAATGGTGCTGTGAGGATAACGCGAGCGCCATTCGTCGTCGAGCATATCGACAGCGAGATTGAGCTGATCCATCGCGATCTGCACGGGTGCCGTGGGCATAAAGGGCGAAGCGTTGGTGCCACCGCCGCCGGTCCGCATGGTCGCCACTGCGGTCATTGCCAGAATCACCGCTTCTCGCGAACGAACGTGAATCGGATCGGTAAGCTGCGAAATCTTGAGCCAGTTTTTCTTGTATCGCACCCGTACCCGTTTACACATGACGCCAATTCGGATCAGCCGGTACATGGGCTCAGTGTCCCAAGGCCAATACATCGAGATGAACTGGGTCTGCGGCGGTGCCCAGCCGTTGCTCGTGGGCGGTTCCATCGCGTTAGCCGCAAATAAATTGATGAATCCGTAGGTCGGATCTTTGCTGATCCGGTCGATCTGATCAAAAACGTAAGGGGCTGGTTTCCACCGGTTCAGATAACAACCGATGTCAACGCCCCAGTGGCCGCTAGAATCGCATACCGGGACGCCGGCGAGATAACCGTAGACGGTCAACCGGGCTCCATTGTCCTGGCCTAACTCGGGCTGCGCAATCAACTTGGCCGGCCCTTTTAAACGGAAGGCCAAGGGCGTTGAGCTGACCTCCTCCCAACCTTTGGCTAAGCGGTTCGAACCGTTGATTGAGACCGGGCTGCAATTGCCGACTCCGTAGGTCGGGGCAGTGACGCCGCGATTCTGATTGGCCGCTAGTGCTGGCCAGGGTTGCCAGTTCTCAGGGTCCTGCTCGAGGTCGCCGAATTCGCCACTGCCGGCGTAACTGAATTCGAACCAGGGCGAATGATACGCTCCGATAGTCCGGTTAACGTTTAGCGCTAAAATCGTGTCAACGTAGCGAGGCAGCGCCACATAATAATCGTTGTCGGCCCGCATCGTGACGACGCCCACTAGTGAGTCCCAGTACTGACATTTGTTGTACAGAATTTCGAGCGTCGAAGTGATCCGATCAAAAACTCGCTGTCGTCCGATAAATCCAAAAATGCGACAGGCGTCATCGAAAACATCCGCCACAATAACCGTGTCGCGCTGGCCGATTGTCAGGTTGAGCGCGGTCGTAACTTCGCTAGCGCCGGCGGCTGCTGCGTACTGAGTGCGAGCGGCCTGCTCCTCATTGAGATAGGTGATTGCCTGCTGCTCAGCAGCTTGGCCGATATCAAAATGAACATCGTCGTAGTACTTAATCGCCTGACACTGCATGATCACCGCTTGGGCACTATTGAGCGGGATGACATCAAGCAGGCTCGCAATTTTTATTGTCTTGCGGCGAGCGAGCATTCGCACCCAAACCGCTTTCTGCGAAAGCTTAATACAGCTGAACTCTGGAAAAGTGACGTTAGGATAGTAATGAGCTAGCGCGTAATTGCCCCCATACAATGTCACCGTGCCCACCGTAAGCGGTTTAACGACTTCGATGACTCCATACACCGTTTGAGCACTCGAGACGACCGTGGCGCCCGAGGGCGTGATTGGCAGGGTCGTTACGTAATCGCTCCGGCTGCGTCCCCGAACCTTGATCGAGAGAGTGAGATTTACGTCAGCTTCCGAATCGCTCGAGGCCGAGAGCGTTTGGCCCCCTCTGGGGAACCGCCTTTGGATGGGGCTGGTGAGCCGGTCCTGCCAGCTCCAGCCGGCTTCCAGATCAGAAGAGCCAGGACCATTTTGGGTGAACTCATAGAGCGGCGAATGGCTGAACGCAGGGTTGCCGTTGATGTTGATTTTAAGTGGCTTTTCAACTTGGTAAGGGAGAAAAATATAAAAGTCCTGTTGCACCGGCAGGTCCAAATAGATCTGCAAGGGATCAAAGGTAAGGGAGCTTGAACAGGCCTTGCGAGCTAAAGTTTCGACCGCCCGCGTCAGTATGCTAAAAAGATAAGGCTGATCGCAACGCCCAACACATTGCTGGACCTCCCCTATAATATCTTGCACCACAATCATTCAGAGCTTCTTTAGCGTTTTTGCCAGTCTTGCGCGTTGTCCGATTTTGCCGCCCTTTTCAGCGGCTGCTGCAAGCTTCTTTGCCGGAATAGGTTTGCCCGGTTTCGCACCCAGATCTTTCCTTAACGCGCCAGGATGCTTTATCGCACCGGCAATCCATTTCTTTTTTTCCGCCATTTTTAGTCTTTCTCCTTTTTCTCCTCTTTCTTAGAGGCAACCTCCTTATCGTGCTTATCCATCGCTTCGTCGATCTCGTCGCGAGCAGACTTCTTTTTGCCGTTTCCGCCTTTGCCGTTGTGATCGAAGTGATGGACGTCCAGATCGTAGGAATGTTCCTCTTTGCCGCCGCGATCGTCGACGGTGTGGCCGCGGCATTTGCCCTTGATACCGGCTTCGAAATCTTTGCCGCCTTCAAGGCCTTCAATCGGTTTACTCAAACCCCTGATCATGAGGCTGGGCGCAATCTCACCATCGCCTTCGTCCGAAGCTTTGAGGATCTTATCAAGTGATTCTCTTTTGCGAGTTACTTTCATTCAGCGTGAGCTTTTATCTTGTTCTTATAACGTTCGAAAATGATTTCCCGCACTGCCTTGAAGTCAAAGTGCGGCCATTCCACGATTGCCCCACCCCTAAAGACTAGCTTCAGATCATGTTCGGTTGGCGTGACATTGATCAAAACTTCATTTTCCTCAGAATTCTTGGTCTCAAACTTCCGCGAATCGATCTCGATCCTGGCGATCGCCAACCCGGTACTATTAACAAAAAGTACATTGTTTTGGGCTAAACCGACGAAAGCGAATATCGCTAATAGCCATCGCATGGAAGGTGGTCATTTCTTCCTGCGGTAACCGCCCTTCGGCTTTTTCGCGATGTTGTGCAGGTCGCGGGGCGCGATGTCTCGGGCGATCTGACCGGCTGCGGTCTTGCTCGTCTTTCCGCTCTCCTGCATCCCTCGAGCAGTCCCGAATAAGCGCTGTTGCGCCGGCGTGATTTTGTGACCTTTGACGGTTCCTTTGGCTTTCCCAGGCATTAGAGTTCCTTACTTGTCGAAGATGATTTGCAGTGCTGCCTTGAGCCTAGCTTCGACTTTGGTCAGCTCGTGGCTTCGCCCTCGATTAAACCCTAAAAGGTATACCTGCATCAAGGCGGTTAATCCTTTGAGGTCGAAAGATAAGAGGTTCGCATCAAAAGAAAATAATTCCTGCCCGGTGGACAGCCACAGGCGCACTAAGCCGTTTTCGCTGGTCGCGTAATTGCCGCTGTCTAAGTTCAGCCGCTGTTCGAAAGGCGGTGGCAGCGGCAATTGATCGGCCCTTGGTTTTTCTGGTTGCGCTCCGTTCTCTGCTAGCACTTCAACCAGCGGTCGGCCTTTGCGGTTATTTGTCATAGACTGAAATTCCTCCATCATAAGCTTGAATTGCTTTACCCAATCTCATTGAAGCGTCTTCAATATGCCTGAAACTCAGCAGGATGTTTGCCTTCATCTCGGCATCCTGACCTTCGAATTCCTCGGGTAGAAGGAACGATGCCGACTTGTGTAACTCTTTCACTTCGTTCCCCACAAGTTTAAGCTTGCGACGCAAGACTTGGGCTTGTTCGTCAAAGGTAACAGGGGTGAGCTGTTCCTGAGTTGAGCTCATAATAATGCCATAATTTTGGCATAACTTTAGGTCTTTATAATGTAGGACTCTTCAATTTGGGGGATTCGTGGATTCATAGTGGGGTACTGTGTCATTTGCCCGGTGGAGCATGGCGCGAATAAGGTAATCCGAATAACGTCGACCGCCGCTTTTGAGAATGGCTTCTAAAATCTGTCGTTCAAATTTGCGTCGGACCCGCTCTGTTTGGGTTAAACAGATACCTGCTGTGGAGGGGCAGCATTTCATCTCATAATTTTACGGGTTGGTAAATTTGACCCAATCCATGGCAGCGGAAGCTGATCCGTCATAAGCAGCTCTGGCTCCAAGTCTAAAAACCGTCCCGGTTACGGGTGGACCCACAATACCAGCAGCAACAAGCCTGGTCGTTTGAAGCCAGTTTACACCATTCGCCGAAAACGAAATGATGTAATTGGTGCCATCATAAACAATCCTGACATATTTAACCGGTGAACTGAGGGAGCTGACAACTAAACCTCTAGTAGTGCCCAAAGAAGCCCCATAGTAAAAGGTCAGCGAGTTAGTAGGATTTTCCCCATTCGTCTGGGTACATAGCCACCTTATCACCAGTCCGCTACCACTTGGATTAAGCAGGCTAACATCAGCGGCAGCTTCACCAAGATTACTATTGCCTGCCCCAATGTTATAAGGCATTAGCAGTGCTTCTACCTTGCAGGTGACAGTAAAAGGATTGGCATTAGGTATTCGTTGCTGGATATTACTATTGATAACAGCCGTACTGTTACCTTGATTACCTGCTATATGAACCCGACTAGCGACAAGCTCCATTACAGGATTCAGCAAACCGGCAGTATAGGTCCATTTCGGATCTAGGGTTGCCCCATCAAAGCCATCATCAAAACTAGTTTGCGGAGTCCAGATCGCATCAGGATGATTTTTGAACTGCGGGATAAATATCCCGTTCGGCACCTGGGGATCACTGACACTATCGCCGATAACGAACCGATCCGTAGCAGTAGGGATGGGATGGCTAGCATTATCGCCGCCTACATAGTCACTAGACTTGCCGCTCAATTGGGCTAATAACCCAGCCGCGGTGGCGCTGGCTAGCCCAATAGGATCACTCCCGCCGACATGCTGTGGTGCGTGGGGCAGCGGGGGAAAGAGATTAGGTTTGTTGGTGATGACCGACCAATCACTAGGAAAGCTTGCCGGCGCTCCGGTAACCCCGTTCCAGGGCACCGCATCAGCTAGGGCACTATGATTGCACTTGGTGGCCGTATCCGCCAGGATCGCGTGATCGACCTCGCCACTGATCCCGCTCGGCGCATATTCGCTTTTGAGCATGTCGCCGGTTCCACCCGTGCCTGAACCGGTCACAGTGATGGTGATCGCGCTAGCAGTTTCCTGCAGGGTGATGCCACTGCCCTCAAGCAACGCTTTAAAGGGCCAATAAACTCCAGGCTGACCTATAGGCATATTATGGAAGGGTCTGAAGACCCGAGAGGAAAAAATTTATACCAGCGGTAAAATAACAGGTTACGCCTTGAGTCTGATCGAGCACCAGGCGCCAAGTTAGTTGATTAGGGCCAGCGGCAAAGCTTTGCAACATCGCGGCCGAAAGCAGTACTGGTCTTGCCACTACCTTCGGTGCTGTTAAGACACTGATATCAGTGGCCTGGGTTACTTGCACCCAGCCAGGAATGCTCGTGTCGTAAACTTCGAAATGCACGAGCCCCGCAGGGGTAAAACCAGGGGATGGTGCATAGAGATAAGGCGCATCGACAACGTAAACGCCAGGAGAAGGATTGGCTAAAATCCCAGTGGCAATGACGGCACCGCTCGTGGTCCCAGCTTGCAAACTCACGGCAGTTTCCGCCCTTAAGAAAGTTCGCAATGGCAGCGAATGCAACTGGATATCGCCTCCTAGATAGGAGCTCGGATCCCCATTGCCGGCAGGGCACAAGCCGTCAGAAAAAGTCGTGGCTACATTGATGGGGTCATTGCCAGTTTGCAGATGTTGCAGCGCGTGCTTGGGCAAAATGGTAACCGTGTCAGCTAACAATGCATGATCCACTACGCCGGGTTGACCGTTAGTCGCGTAGTTGGATTTTAACATGTAGTTAGTTGCGTCCGCTGTCGGCTGCATAATTACCAAGGGTAAGCACTGCTGATCTTGGAAATCGCTGGGCAGCGGGACTTCGATTATGTCAGCGCGGGTAAGTCTGTTTGACATAGTTAAGAAGCCTGTCTAGCAAAAGCGTTTTGAACTAACACACTGATAGGCGGCCCCGCGATGGGCGGAGGGATCTCGCCTAGTGGCGACATGTCCGTGTTCGTGCTGGGCAGTACGTCTAGTTCGCCCCGGCGGATGGTTTGGACTAACGCCGTGCTGGGAGTTCGGTATTTGAGATCAAAGGCATAAGAACCGGGCGGCAGATTCATGGTCTGACCGGGCAACACAATGAGTGCGGTATAGCCGCAAGCCCCATGCTGCTCGTTCCAGATCACTTGCAACAGATCGTTCGGATCCGAGACATCCAGGCTGGCTTTGACCGTGAATAGAAAGGTCCAATCGGTGATGTCCGGTATCATGGGACATCCACAAAAGAGCTCGATGAAATAAACTAGCGCATCGCCCTGGATCACATCCCAGCGCTCGTTATGCTCGAAGTCACCCATCCAGGCTGGCCGCAGCGGTTGCTGCGGTCGCATCATCGGATACAGACTAGGATCCATAGAAGTTACGCGAGCTTCTCTGGAGTAAACCTTGAAGAATTAACCGGTGGACGAGGCCTGCTAATTCTCCTGAGGAAAATGAAGAAGCTCTGAGAAGCTCGCGTTCTGTCGCTGGTTTGTCGGACACTCACTAAATGGTAAGCGAACCAACCATCATTCCGGTTCCCGTTCCGCCAGGATAACCTGGGCAAGTCGCAAAACCGAAGTCTGGCTGACAACGCTTGAATGCAATCGGGATCACGGCGTGCGGGCGCTCGGGCCGATACGCTCTAGTTATTTGATAGATGTGAAACCCGAAATCGCCGAATAGATTACAGTCGTTATCTCTGATACAAGTGAATTCCAATTCTCCTTGAGAAAATTGCGGGGGGAAGCGCCACTCACCTGCACCCGTAAATTGTTCAGGAACTAACCGTCTGAAACTATTCGCGAAAACTAAGAAAGCAATTTCGTATTGGGCTTCTAAGTAAGCGGGGTTAGCTCGCGCACCTACCCCCTTACTAACTTGCACGGCCACCTCTGGCTCAACGAAGTCAGGAATTAACTGACCATTAAGTTCTTGGAAACTATCAAACCGCAGGGGCTGCTGATCAATGCCTAGGGCAATCCCCTGGTATGGGCCAGCCCAGGTATAGCCTGTAATAGTTTCTTCACCTAACGGATAGCGACCGGTAGTAAGCGCTCGCATATCATAGCGCACATTTAACTCATCGCGCAGCACATCGATTATATCGGCACCACCAATAAATTTACAGATAGTACCGGCCTCACTTTCGAAAGGTTCTGCTAGTAAAGCTTCGTGCGCCCAGCTCTCGGTGTACTTGAGGAATTTCCACGTAATGGCCGTGTCAGGAACATTGTCATCGTTGAACGACGCGTCAATATCTTGCACGTCACCACTAACCATCTGCGGGAAAGTGTAAGCGGTGTTGCACTTAATTTTGACACCGGAGCGCAGCAGGAGTTGGCTCCTGACGTCGATGTTCATGAAGTACAACAACTGCTTCTGAATCGCATCTTGGGTGGCAGAATATGAGGCCGCGAATGCGGATCTCATTTGTTTTATGCAAACCTTAGGTCCGCGGCCACGGATTGTGCCAAGTTTCGTGGTGTACTCGGTCGAACCGGTCTCAGTCACGTTGCCCAGATCCGCGCACGAATCGATATCGTTAAAGAATGTGGGTAATACTAACGAGTTGTTCAGAAGCGGTCGCTCCATTACGATGTTACGTTGTTCGTCGCTGATACCAGCTTCGAAGGTACCTCCATCGAGCACGTCTGAAAAAGGACTTCTCCTCATCAGTAGTAAAGTAATATTACCAACGAGACGCGAGACATCCCGGTTGGCAAAATCGATAGCCTGTTGGGGGCTAATTAGGCAGTCGCCCATAACATTTTAAAAAGGTGAATTAAGGGTTTCGGGTTTGAGAAGTGGACGGAGTTCACCCGCGGACGCGAGGTTTACTACGGCACCCGAATTGTTACGCCGCGGCGACCGGCGAGTTCCTCGATTTTGACTTTTCCCAGGCTCGAAGCGGAACCAAGAGCAAACTGTAACGAATCCTTTACATCGCTTGATTGCACTTGACAAGCCTAAAGCGTCCAGCGGAAGAACTTGACTAGCACTGAGACTCGATGATGCGGGCTCAGCGCCAACTCCAAACCCTATTAAGAAAAAGACTTCCCCATGTATTTAAGCGTCACTAAGTCGTTTCCCGTTCCGCCGATTCTGGTTCCGACGCCGCCGCCAGACGGGGCGCACCCAGAGCATCCAATCTACATTCCCATTTACCCTGCGCATCCGATTGAGATAGTCCCGCCCACGCCAGAGCATCCGATCTATTTGCCACCACCATCCTGCGATTGTGGGCCAGAGCATCCTATTTACATCCCGATCCGGCCCGAGCACCCAATAGTGCTGCCACCGCCGGGAGAAACGCCGCCTTCAGGAACGCACCCAGAGCATCCGATTTACTATCCGATTGCGCCCAGTCATCCGATAGTGATTGTGCCGCCAACACCGGAGCACCCAATTTATCTACCGTTGCCTCCGTCTGACGCGCATCCTGAACATCCCATTTACTACCCGGTGGCACCCGAACACCCGATTGTTTTGCCACCTGAACAGCCACCATCAAGTGGTGGAGTACCAACCCATCCAATCTATTATCCTGTGGCTCCGGCACATCCGATCTATTTGCCACCGGAGGAGCCGCCGATTATTCCAGGTTTGTCACCCGAACATCCGATTTACCTGCCGCCTTCTCAACCACCACCGCAGAATTTTTATGTGATGGTTGCAGATCCTTCGACGCATGAATATGTAGCGGTGTCGTTTGTTCCTGGGGGTAAGCCACCAACAAGTCCAGGGCCTAAGAGATAAATCAACCGGTCCCTGGTTCTGGACCCAAACAGCCGGGAACCTAATTCTTGACAACTGAGGGCAACATTCGAAAGTTCACCGGAGCACAATCCTTGGCTAGGCATATCCGAGGATCCTGATCGTAACGGATCGAAATCTAGACATCATCTTTTGGGGCGAGTTCGTAAGGGCTCGCCCCAATCGTTTTCATTGCAGCCACCAAGCTACAAACCAATCGACAATTTCGGGCTCGTCAGGATTCCAAGCGAATTCGTCGGTGAACATGATTTTATCATTTAGGCGCGCCCATCTGAAAGTCATCAGTCCGCCTGTTTGCCTCAAGGTTTTCTCAAATTCTTTCATGTCATGCTACTGCTAACGGTTTCAGGCCGTTCATCGCTACGGTGTGGTAGGTCCTTAGATCCCAGTCGTTACTGGCTATCAGTTCCTTGTAGTACCTGGTCCGATACACCGTCGCATGCAGTATTTCCTTTGAGTGGGTCGCTAACCAATTGTGGCGAGCATGAGTGTATTGCTCAATCCACTCCTTTTCGTTGCCGCCCTGGGCCGGAGTCCGTTCGGCGAACTTAGATCGGATCGAGGACAAGATTGATCCGCTATGCAAGTAAGAATCGCAGATCACTAGGAAAGAGAGCGGCAAAGTAAATCCCTCGGTTTCGCCCCATTTAACGCCGGGAGCCAAGTAGAATTTGTCGAACATCTCTTCCTGCACCTTCTGCATCACGGGATCCTTGCCTGCCTCTTTTAACAAGTTGATGAACTCGTTACTATCGACGGTGCCCCGGTTCTGCATCTGCTTAGCCCAGGGTCCGAGCTGCTCGCTCAGTTTGCCTTGGGCTTTGCCATACACCTCGAGCACCGCTCCGAGATTGCCATACTGAGTAAAGCCGATCGAAAGGGTGATTTGTCTACAGTTGTTCGGCCCATCGTGATAACGGTAGACCTCAGAATAGTTCATTGTTTGCCGGCCTTGCTCGGCCACGATCAACACATTACGAATCTTTTCTAATTCACTTTGCGGTATCATCTAGTGAGTACTGGAGCGTGGACTCCCAAGAATCCCATTAGAAGATAGATCACGTAGATCACAAAAATGACCACGCAGATCACGCGGATGATGTGAGCGAACGGCTGAAGGAACGGAATCTGAGTCGTTACCCAATAGATCAGGCCCAGGACCAACGCCACAATTACCAGATAGAGAAGCGCAACGATCACGACAGCTCGCCGTTATAAGAAAAATCCGGCCCCTATGCAAGTTATTGCGGACCGCGTGGGCGATCACAGAAAATGTAGGGATGTTCTCGGGGCCGGCCCGCGATTCGCCGTAACATCCTCAAAGACTTACGCGCACATAACACCTTGGCGATTGCTTCCTCTTTTAAGCCGAACCACAAGCACAAGCTCTTCAGCTCCACTCGCTTGCCGTTCCACTCCACGCGCACACTTTAGCATTCGCAGCTCAAGAATCATGCACGCTTGGTTAGGATCATAATCAGTTTCGGGAATGCATTCCCGTTTCTCGAGTACGCTTCAGAATGCGCCAAACGGTCGTTCGTCCGCAACCCACCTCTGCAGCGATCCATTCCCGGCTCAGTCCCAGTTTGTGCAAATAGCGAATCTCCTCGATCTGCTCTTTCCTCAGCTTGGTCTTAATCGCGATGGGTTCGAAGTTTGGCGCCGGCGCATTTTGGAGGTGCCATTTTTTATGGCAGCTCGGGCAAACCCACCGCACGACCAAAGGTTTGGAATAGTCATCGTGGTGCGCCCAGATTGTTCGTCTGCGCCGCAACGGATTCTCCCTTCGACCGCAGCCGCTGCAATTCGAGGGTACCAGGAGTTCTCCGCGGTTAATTGCTCGGAGCACCTGCGCGTTCGCTCGTTTGTCCTTCATTGGCTTGGATGTACTCGCACACTCTGTCGAGGCATAGCTTTAGCTTGTCCTTCATCCCTGGAAGCGTTTCGCGGATCTGCGGGTCATCGCCCAGCGCCTTTATGCCCTCTTGGTTGAGATACCAGAGCTCGTTGCCTAAAAAGTCGATCACGATTCGTCGCAGCGGTTCGACCTCCCATTCACGTTGCCGCTTCATATCTTCTTCGGTTGCGTCATTTGTGCCATTTGTTGATGACGTGCTTTCGGAGTTTTTACGTACGTCTTCAGGAAACCTCAATCGTGATTGGGGTTTATTTCCTTTGCTAGACTTGATCTTGAAAATTTCTATCCCTAAAGCGCCCTCTTTTTCCGCTTTTTCGAGACGCTTATAAAACTGCTCTTCGGAAAGTGCAGAAAGCAGCGAAGCCAGCTTTATTTCGTACGCCGTCAGCGGTGGTTCACTTCTCTTGCCTCGCCCGCCAGGATTGGGTTCGCGCATTCTGCCGAGCCAATACAGACTTTCGTATTGAAGCATTCTCGCTTGCACTTTGCCTTCGCGCCCAAGTTTCAGGAACGAAATCAACTCCTCAAGAACGGTGGTGAATTGACTAATCTGATGAAGCTCAATGGGATTTTTCGTCGTCTGACGGATTCGCTCTCTCGCCTGCTTGCACCATGCGAAAAGCTCCTCGCCGGTCTTGATAAAGGCTGGGCTGACTAATGCTTCGCTCTCGGTGTTGACCGGTTCAACCTCTTGACTAGGTTGCTCGACGTCTTCGAGCGTTTCACGAGGGGCCGTGGGGTTAACCTCCTCGCGGCCCTCTTCTTCGGTCGGCGGTCGGCCTCCCAACAGCTGTTCTTTCAGCCCCGTGAGTTCCTGTACTCCTGTCGGCGGCAGACTTGCTCCGCGTCCGGCTTCATCGTTTTCTCCGCTTGCCGGATCGCCTTCGAGCGGTGCTAGCGGAGGCTCTGGATGATCCGTGCGCCACTGCTCGTCGGTCTCGTCATCTTCGAGCCGCTGCAACATGCTCACCGCCCATTTCCGCGCCCAAAGATCTTTTCGCAGGTCAGTTTTTTGACTCTCGCTGTACTGATCGCTATCGAGGTAAGCATCCAGATTGATCTTCTCGAAGCATTGATCCCATTGCTTTACTTCCTCGCGAGATAACATACCGACTAGCCTCCCTCTAACTGTCGGCATTGCCTTCAGATTCACGGCTATTGTGTGGTCCATCCAGGCCGAATTCATCTCTCCTTTGCTCCCTCCAGAACCATAAGTCACGGTCACTAGTAGCTTCTTCACCCAAGGGTGAAACTGATCGAAATTGCGGTACAGCTCGCGCACATCATCTGAACTCATACTCTTTCACTAACTGTCCAGATCTGGGTTCCAAGCAACCCCTGCTTTCGCTCCACGCTCAATTATTCCGATCACTCCACGACGCTTGCGAATGACACTGCGTCCCGTAGCTCGAGCTCGCTCCGGCCCCTGGATTCTCACTTGATGCAGCATCATGACCATGGCGTCGGCTCGGTCCGGCGACCAACCGTAATGGGATTTGAATTCTTTCTTAGGCTGAATGCGAACGCGGGCCATCCCGGTCGGACCTTTAGTGGAGAGTCCGTATTTGCGCTGAGTGATCTCTTTGATCAGCTTGTCGTTGTCGAGCGTCGGAGAGAGCTTCAGGTAACCGAACTCGATCCAGCGTCTCAGCGCCATGTACATCTCGGTCGCGATCCCGTCGTTCTCTTCGATCGCTTTATGCGTGTCGTCTTCGAGGATCGGTTTATCGGTCGCGTCCTGGCCCCAGTTAATGCCGGCGACTTCGGGATCCCACAGGCTGATCAGCGCGTCATGCAAGCCCGTGCCGACGCCCGTCCGATCGCACAGAAACCACTCTGGGCTTACTGCCAGCTTGTCGCATAGCTCAATAACAGCTTCCGCCTGCTCAATTGTGCGGATCTTTGGTAATGGGAAAAACTGGTCGACCTGCAAAGCGAATCTTTGCTTGTCGAAATAGTAGACCTTGCCGGTGAGCGGATCTCGCCAGCCGCTAGCCAGCCCATAGCGCCCAGCACAAAATATGGCCTCGTCGTCACCTTCAAATGCGATGTCCAACGCACCAGTGGGCACTACCCGTCCGATAAAGAGTAGCGTAGCGGTGAGCTGATCCAAGTAGGAAAGTGGAATGACGGTGTTAGCGGCACCCTCTAGAGGGTACATACCTCGGGCCATCGTATAGTAGTCGGGGCTGTTGCCTCCGCCTTTTAGCCGCAAGTTTTCGAAGCCGGTCCACGTCATGAAGCCTGGGTAGACCACGGAATGTTGGACGACGTTCTCTAAATCGGCACCATCGATTCGCACGACCTTCCATCGCTCTCTTGATACCCATTCTTTGTCGCGATCCAGCTGCACTCGAGTCCAACCGATGGGCGGTTGCGCGTATGCAGCGAGCGGGGACAGAACATCGCTCGGATTGCACGCTGCCGTCACCTTAATCAGGTCCGAGCCGTGCATCGAAAGCAGCATGTTGCTAATTCCGCGCCACAGGCCGATTGGCACTTCCTCGGCCTCATCCACAAAAGCGCGGACTCTTCCTACGTTGCCAAAAATTGAATCCGGCGCGGTCCGCGGCAATGGGTGAAACCCTTGCAGCGCGGCGCGGCCTGTGGCACCCGGGGGAATCGAAACTCTGCTGATGCCGGCGTGCCGGTTCTTGGCGTCCAAACCGATAAAACCGTCCAAACGAATCCCTGGCAGCTTTATTCGCGATTGCGAATGGAGCATGTGCAACGTCGAAAATACGTTTGATTTGGCGTGGCCAGCTGTGCTCGAAATTATTTTCGTGTTGGTGAACTGCGGATCACGCAGCCAGTCCAGCAGATACCAGGCGATCGACGAATAGCTCTTACCGCAGCTGCCGGCACCCATCAAAATGAGCATCGGCTCTTTGTAAATGTTGGACCAAATGCGCTGAACGCACTGCGGACGCGGATCGAAGAGCTCGTCGGTCCAGATGAGCTTAGCAACCTCGCTAAGCAGGTTAGCGCGAAGCAGGCGCCAGACCAACGCCCACAAATACGCATCGGCCTGGGCCACTAATTCACAGCTAGGCTCGAGTTGGCGAACCGCCTCGAGCCTTTCTTCGTCGGATCCGCCCCCGAGCGTTTCCCTTAACTCATCAATCAGTCTTTGTCCGGTAACTGGAGCGCTGAGCATTCTGGGTGCATCCACGCTAGCAGCCGATAGATCACATCGGAAGGACTATGTCCATCAAAGGGCGGCGCTTTACTCCGAGTCTCCACCTCGGTGCCATCGAAGAAGCTCCAGAACTTCATCTCGAGGTGATAGGTGATCATGCCGCCAGGCAGTCCCATCCCGGCTACGAAAAAACCTCCGAACATCGAGCCGTCATCGTGGAGTTGGCTTCGCCACGATATCTTGGGAAAGGCCCGCATCAGAGAAATAAAGAGCACAGCGCGGTGGTCGTACAGCTCCGCAAACGTATGATAGCCGTCGCTCACCTCGCGCACATCACAAGGCAACTTCAGCGTCGTGTTCATCTCATTTGTCATGGTGGGGATCAAATTCTAAAATTTCGTCGAACTTGCCGCTCTGTTCCGCTCCCTTCAGAATGAAATCGGCGATTTCGTTGCGCTTTTCTACCGCTTCCTTGAAGTGCTCTTTATTGTTGCAAAGCCAGACCATTCCCTCACCGTCCACCAGTCCGAGAACGTCAATGCGAACTCCGAGCAAGAACGCGTAACGATAGTTGCCGGCGAAATGTTCCGCGATGATCGGACTGAAAGCGATTTTGCGCTCCGCCTTCTCAGTTAAGAGCGCAACGACCTTCGCAATTTCGCTTTCCAGTTGAAACGCCCGAATCCAGAATTGCACCTCTGGCTTGGTCTTGACCGGGATAGCCACTAACACGGCACCTGCTCCTTTTCGTGAGTCATCATGCCCTCTGTTGTCTCACAAGCAAGTAGCGCTAGCAAACGAGAAAAGCCGCGCAAGTTTCGGTGTCTTCTCCCGACGGCGCGGCTTCTCGGTTCTATGAAGTACCCAATGAATCGTTTTCTTTTTTTTGGCACCACCTCACTTTCTAATGCGGAATGAAATTTAATAATTGCCTGATTTATAGCGGGTCTCCGCCGGATTCATACCGTTCATCGGATCTAGATCCGGCCCGATAATCGGCCACTTGATCCCAGTTGGCCACCAGCTAGGCTTAGCCGAGTACAGCAGACTCGCCGGTAGGCTCAAGCTCGCGGGATCTCCGACCGTAGCTTTACCGATCAAATCGTAGTTGCTCGCAATATAAGGGGTCGCGGTTAATCCATTTTTCGATACGACAGAGAGCGGGGCGTATGACGGGACATAGGTGAGTCCAGGCGCTCCCAGTACGCAACCGATCAAATTATCCTGATACGACATCTCCCAGAAAATGACCGGGCGATTGTTACCACTCGGTGTCGGAGTACCGGACGAATAAGCGCGGTTCCATTCCCTAAAAAACGTGTTGAAGCAGTCCCCGCCATGCACGCTGTCACAGTTAAGCTGATTCACATTATTGCCCTCATGCAGGTTCATCCAGGTCTCGGCACCGTGCCCACTCTCGTCGGGAGCCATCCAGTTTGCGCCGGAATCACTCTCCCAATTCGCTAGCGAGTAATTGTAGGAAAACACATTGCCGCTGTCGCCTCCGGCGTGAATCCAGGAGTGGCGTAAACGGTAGCCGATATTATCCTCGGCTAAACACTCGCTGGTGTTATTCGTAAAATAGATCCCGTAGTTGCTGCCGCTCGGATTATTGCCGCTCCCTTCGACATAGCACTGCCGCCACTCACAAGCATAGCTGTCCCTGACCATATAATGAGCGTAACAGGAGGCGCTAGATGGAGAAGAAACGGTGCGAACGTTTTTAAACCACGCTTGATCGCACCCATTCAGTTGAAAGAATGTGGAAGCACGGGGTGCCGTCCCATCGTTAGGTGCTTGGGCGGTGCCAATAACTTGCAGGTTCTCAACCCCCGACTGAAACGCGGGAGTCATCGTGTTGTACGCAGGCGAGTTGGAGTAGTTAATATAAAGCGGACGCTCCAAGGAGAGGGTATTACCGCTGATCGAGACTATCTTGTTAACCTGCGCCATTAGTCTGCCGGTGTCGTTACTACCCCCGCCACCGCTTCCGGGGGCTCCTCCCCAGCTCATATCACCACGTACAACATAGCTAGGATTGGTCTGGCTGATCACGATCAAGTCTCCAACCTTGATACCGGAAGCATCCCCGACCGTGATAGAAGTAGACCCTTGGGTTGCTCCTCCAGTTATGTTCCCCCGGCTTCTCCAGGCTGCACCCGCCCCAAGAGTGAAGAAAGTCGAGGGTTGCGTAAAGGTAATTGAGGTTTTGTCTGGAGTAGCGCCACCTCCCTTTAAGGTAACCCCAGCCGGTATATTAAATGAGCTGGTATTTGTCCAGGTGTAAGCGCCTGCCGCTAATACAACGATTGAGTTCTTAGGTGCGGCGTTGAGCGCGGACTGGAGCGAATTGAGATTGTTGACCGTTGCGGAAACGTTAGTGCGGCTAGGGAACCCGCTACGAAAACTCAAGCCCGGTGCCCACTGGTTAAGAGCATTATTAGGCAGGATCGGTTTTTGCGGCGGCGTTGGAGCCGGAGTAGGAGTCGGAGCAGGAGTGGGAGTGGGCGTAGGCATAGGAGTGGGTGTAGGTGTGGGTGCGGGCGTTGGCGTTGGTGTAGGGCCAGCGACAGAAAACCCAAACTGAAATTGCAAGAAATAACACCCAGGCGTCGTCACGTCGAACTGACTCAGATCGCCACTAAACACTCCTGGTTGATCTGCGACCAGTTTCCCTGCCTGATCGTAGATTTTGATGTGGCCTTTGAAAGTCTGCTGCTGTGCGTACGCGGGCGTAGAGAGCAACCAACCAAACAGCAGACCCAGTATCACTATGTGTTTGCTCATTTCGATTTACTCTTTCTAATGATGATTTTTACCAGCCGGTGTTTGGAATAGCTGCTGGCATAGATTTTATCCGTTCAACCAAGAATGCCGCTCATCCAGCCAGTACCGCTAAACGTACCTGCTGACATGCTCGAATAGAGGGCAACAACGTGGTAGCCTTCACTCGGATTCCAGGCACCTTGAACAGCGGTAGGTTCGTATTTCGCGGTCGTGCCTGTCGTCGAGCAAGCGCTTCTCGAAATCGACACCCCGTCTAACTCCATAAACAGGGTATAATTCGCCACAACTGACCCAGTGCCGAAGGCGTTTCCTGACGCAAACAAGGCATCATCACCGAAACAAACAAGGCTCACGGTTACTGCTGTTGCTGCTTCTCCTCCTGAGGACGCTGCGCTGCCTGATGCTGCAAATGGTAACCGCCCCCGGTTAAACCAGGATCGAGTAAAACGAACTGTAGGCGAATCGGTAAATCCTCCTGACGAGATAATGCGGATTAAGCCAATGAGAGTGCGAGTGTCATCACCGCTTTTAATTTCCGTACCGACATTGCCTGCTGTCGAACTCGTGGCATGCCCAGTTGTTGAAAAGTCGGCAGTTAGAACGCCAGCATTGTTGAAACAATAAACATAATAATTTGTGCTAACCGCGAAGTTTTGACCAGCAACGCCATCTATATAAATGCCAGTACTTGCTAAGCCAACCACGCCCGTGGGTGGAATATTGTAAACAACGCCGTTGATCTGGATACCCGAACCTTTGAATGGCAGGAAACTTAGTTGGGTAGTGCTGACATATTTCAGGATACCACCGATCTGAGCAACCTTTGGCGCGGGCACGAAAACTAGATGATCCGTTCCGAGGGATGCCGTATTACCGGCATCGGCACTAATCGCAGTGGGGCCGGGACCACCTTGAGCAGCTAATAAATTCCAATGAGTAGTATCAGTTGCCGGATCGCCGCCAGTATTAGCAACTACACAAATATAACTTTGATTCGTCCGACTAACGCCGTCATTAACTGCGTAAGTTGTGCTACTACTCCAAATGCCGCGCCAGACCATCGGCACTCCCGGCACGCCTTGCGGCCCTTGACTTCCAGCGGGTCCGGTACTTCCAGCAGGCCCAGGTACAGTCGAAGCGGGACCAGTCGGACCTTGAGGACCCGGAGCACCAACCTGCGCGACTATTTGCCAGTAGGTTGCATTCGGCGGCGTGTTCCCAGTGTTAGCACTGATGCAGATGTAGCTTGAGCCGCCTTGGCTAACGACATCGTTAAGGGCATAAGCGGCGGCACCGGCCCAGGCTCCCCGCCAAGTCATGCCGACACCCGTAGGGCCAGCCGGCCCAACCGGGCCTTGGATTCCGGTTGCCCCAGTTGCGCCAGCGGGACCTTGAACACCCGTAGCACCTATTTGAGCTACCAATTGCCAATAAGTCGCATTCGGCGGCTGATTATTGGTATTGCCTGAAATGCAGATATAGCTTGAGCCGCCGGAGCTAACGACATCATTAAGGACATAAGCCGTAGCGCCAGACCATGCCCCCCGCCAAACCATTCCAGGCACGCCGGGAGCTCCAGTTGGGCCAGCCGTTCCCGCCGGCCCCTGAATTCCGCTCGGTCCAGTTGCGCCCGTCGGTCCCGCACTTCCGGCGGGGCCGCTGGTCCCCTGAACGCCTTGAACGCCTTGAAGACCTTGGGGAATGGTAAAATTTAAAACTGCGGCGCTCGAACTTCCTGAATTACTAACGTTAGCTGGGGTGCCTGCCGCACCCGTCGTGGTGGTGCCCACTGCAACGCTAGCCGCAGCACCAGGAGCTCCATCTGTTCCATTGGCACCTGACGCTCCGGTAGGACCGACTGGTCCTTGGATTGGACCGATGTCGATCCAGGCGGTGCCGTTCCATGTCCAGGCATGGCCGGTGTCCAGTGCCGTATAGGTGTCGTTTGTCTGTTGGCCACTGGTCGGTAGATTGGCGCTCGTCGCTACCGTGCCCTTCATGTTGATCCCGATGCCAGGAGGCCCCTGCGGCCCACTAGTTCCTTGTGGACCTTTAGCGCCTACTTGCGCCATCAGGCCCCAATGGACGCCGGCGTCCGTCGCCGGATCGTTACCTACGCTTAAAGCGATACAGACGTAGCTCGAACCACTGCGGCTGACACTATCGTAGAGGGCATAATTGGTCGTATTAGACCAAACGCCTTTCCAATTAAAACCCTGGCCAACAGGTCCTTGGCTTCCTTGAGGGCCAGCAGGCCCTACAATGCCTTGAGGCCCTTGGATGCCTTGACTGCCAGGAATTCCTTGAGGTCCAGTACCCCCCGTTGGCCCAGGAACGCCTTGATTACCTTGAATGCCCACAGGACCGATAGGTCCCTGAACGCCTTGAGGCCCGGTAGACCCTGGAGGCCCTTCGATTGGACCGACATTATTCCACAGCGTTCCGTCCCACGCATAGCAATCAAGAGTGTCCTCGGCGATATAGAGATCACCGGGATTGTTGCCGCTAGTCGGTAAATCAGCCGCTGTCGCAACGGTACCTTTCAGGACGAGCGGAGCACCAATAGGCCCCTGCGGGCCGATTGGGCCTATTTTGCCGGTTGGCCCCGTATTACCGATTGGGCCTTGCGGACCTGGAGGACCTTGAACGCCCGGTCCGCCGCTGGGACCTTGCGGGCCTGGATTGCCCGTCGGACCGATTTGACCGTCTTGGCCTGCTGGGCCGCTCGGGCCGATCGGACCTGGATCACCTTGCGGACCTGGGATCTGCGGCGGGACACGTTGCCAGCCGGCGTTTTCGCGGCCATAGAGAAAATCATCTATCGGGGCCTCAGGAATGCCGCCCCCGTTGCCCTGTGGTGCCTGGATGTAGTAATACTCCGGCGAATAAGGAACAGGCACTACCTGAGGCCCAGTCTCCGTTTTGGGAGGACTGGACATAGACTAGCCCTCGCTAAAATCTTAGTGTTGCCAACCTCCTGCAAAGACCAATGTGGGTAAGCCTGGAGCGCAGCCTGGAGGCACCGCGGTCGGGCCATCTTCCGGCGCCGGATAACCGCCCTGACCCAACGTTACGCTGGGCGGGTATTTAGGATTCCAAGGACACATGATGCCAGCAACCTCTGTTCCGGTTGTGGCCAAGGGTTGGGGAGATGTACCGCTGCTCATAATGCGCGAATCTTAAGCCTTAGTGCCGTCGACGTCGAGCCCAGTTCCGATGATGCATTCTTTGGCAGATATTACAGAAACGGTTACCGCTAGCACTATTTATCCCGATGTTTTCTGGAGTCCAAGGATGCACTCTTTTGCAATGATGAGTCTGGTGATATTTGTGCATGTGTTCCTTGAAAGTGGTCGGGATCAAATGAGTCGGATTCGCGCAAGAATGCGTTTTGCACCAATGATGAAAACTTTGAGGAGGTGGCCCAATCAATAGTTCCCAAATTGCTCTATGCGCTTGGCGGCTCTTGCAATTATAATGACATTGTCCATATCCGTGACTCAGGCCTGCCATCCAGAGCCAACAGCCGGTATTTGGCTCGATAAAAATATTATCTCGAATGCGCGTCGGCAACGCGCTAATGTCAGCGCGAAAATTCATTGCACCCCCACGGTAATCGGAAGATTGCTGTGGGGGAATTTTTTTGTAAGCTCGAGCCCATGGCGAACATATTAATGTGCCTCCAGCTCTCGCCCGTGGACGCGGACCAAGCGGTCGAATTGGTCAGGTTGATCGTAGCGCTGGATAAGCTCAAACCTGCCAACGCTCGGCCCGAATGGATGGTGTCTTATCGCAGAGACACGCCGCGGGGCCGCGTCACGACTATCTCTAACGAGCTCTGTGAGCGTTTCATGACCGTTTACACAACCGAAGCTAGCCACTATGCCAACGGCTGGCCGGCGGGTTCTAACGCCCTGTGGCGCTCAACCATGGAAGACGTGGCCAGCATCTATCAAGCCGACGAACTTGAGGCTAAAGGCGTGTTAACTTTTGAGCCCGATTGCTGCCCGCTATCGCTCGATTGGATTGACCGGCTAGCCGAGGCCTACGGGATGCGGTTACAGCCGATTCTTGGTAACCAGCATGGTGCCGGACTAGAAGCCACTCACATTAATGGAAACGCCATCTGGCCGGTGCAGTTAGCGATCGAATGGCCCCAGATGCTGAGCACTCCGCCCGAGACCGCCTGGGATTGGTATCATCGGGATTTTGTTTTGCAGCATGCCGAGGATACGCCGCTGATCACTCAGCTTTACCGGCGCAAAAACCTCTCGCCAACCGAATGGAAAAATATCGAGAAATCAGGGATCCGCCCGGTTCTGCTGCATGGCATTAAGGACTCCTCTGCTCGCGCCCACGCTAGGACTCATCTCTTGCAGGCTAGCCCCGCCACTCGCAGGGTGCCACAAACAGTCCCGAAGGCGGTGACTAAACGCAATTTGCAAACTCCGATGCAGCCCTAAATCCGCTGGATTCTGGGTCCAGCTGTGATACTGATGCCAGCGGTTAGGCGGCATGGCGGACTCATGCATAAATGCGTACTCTTTGGCTTGGAAACGATAGGCATAACTCCCGAGCAGATCGTAGTCCATTAGTGTGATCGGATGGCTCGAAAATTTTAGCGGATCAAACTCGTTATCCGAATAGACCAGCGCGTCATAGTAGCGGCCATGCATCCGAGCTAACCAATCCCGCATACCTTCGAAAGTATCTCGATGGTAAAGGATCGGGTTGCGGGACATGAAATGAACCTCTGCCGGTTCTTGAGTGAGCCTTTCAGTAACCTTTTTCCAGGGGCTATGTGGAAAGAGCCCCATGTGTTCGTCGTAACGCACGTAGCCTAGTCGCGGGCGCTTCCCGTTGGCCAGATCGTTAAAGCGAACCGGCTCGAGCAGTATGCAATCCGAGTCCATAAGCAAGATGTAGTCGCCAGTGCAAAAATGGTCAGCCAGCGTTTTCATCCACATGGCGTGACAGTATCCGTCCGGCCAGGGCACCCGATAATAGACGTTCAGATCTAAAGCAAAAGCGTCTGGGTCAAATTCGCCGCGGCAATCTTCATCGAGCACGATCACTACCTGCGGCTCCTCTTCCATCCAATTGCATTCAAGGAAACGCAGGGCATAGGCTAGCCATTCCAAGTCCTGCAACCAGCTTTTGATAAAGATTGATACTTGCATATTTTTGAAGAGGGCCGGTACGCCTGATCCCCTGGTAAAGTCCTAGGCTTCTATCCTCGGCTCGAGCCCTAGCGAGTCCCTGGTGAATTCGCGTGCCTCGATGAATGAGGTAGTGACCAAAATCGGCGTACCGCGCTCACATTGACGAGCGATAAAAGCTTCTTGCTCCGGCGTCAAGCGTCCATAAGCGCTTTTGAATTCAATGAAACAATGCCGTTTTCCTTTCCACACATGAAAGTCACTGATGCCAACTCCGATGGAGCTTTTCTTGTCCATGCGTGAGTGGCAAAAGTCAAGATCGTTCAGTGTGAGCCAAGACTGGTATTGTTTGTGCAACCCGCGTTCGTCTTTTATCACGAATCGCTCGATGGCTTGGTCCTTGGTGAGCTGGCCTCCAGCGTAGAGCTTGCGATCGGCTGCATTCATCCAGCGTAAGATGTTTTCAGGAATGAGGGCCATATGCTAACTGCTAGGATATGAGCGTTACCAAAGAGCAATGTCGTCGAGTCGCACAGCTTATGTTCCCAGAACTCTGGGTAGCCAATCCAGTGGAAGCCGTCGCTAAAGCGGTCGAATTTCTCTACGAAGCCGCCGAAGCCACCAGCGACGAATTAAATTTTACTGAAACCCAAAATTCGCAGCACGCTCAGAGCGGTGTTGTTCGAACGCTAGCGGACCACATCCGCCGGCACAAGCTCCACATCAATGTGGTCGCCAGGACTATAGGTGTCTCGCAGTATACGGTTAGAACTTGGTTAGAAGGAAAATATTCTCCCAACGAGGTCAATAGCGCCAAGATTACGGACTTTATCGAAAACCTTCAGGCTACACCGGAGCTCTTGAAGCCCGAGGCCTGACTTCGACCGCGATAACAAAAGTGCTGGACGCCGAAGGGATGTGCTCGTTGCTGAAAATATACGTCCCTCCATTTTTTATCGCCCTCTCTAGGAGTTGGGCCACCGTGGACTGATAGTTAAAGCCCGCACGGACCTGCGGCGGAACTGGCGGCGGTGCGACAGGAGCGCTCGGTGCCGGTTGTTCCACCGTCCCATTGCTAGGTTTCATGGCATCGACATCCATTCCCGTCATGAGGCTAGGGAAAGCCAGCGCCGGGTTGCCAGCTCGCAGGTCTTCTTCCGGTGTCGGCGCCTTGACCGTTTTGGAAGGCGCCCGCGGATTCGTTATCGGATTACTGGCCTGGGTCCGGCGTTTGGTATTCGAATTACGAATGACTCCGCCTTTGGTGATGCCCATCGTGCTGAGACTCTTCGGGCCTTGCGGCCCCGCCGGCGCCGAGGGTGGCGGATAGATGGTTAGACTCAGATCCTCCGCGGGAGGCTCTGGCGCTCGCCTTAGCTCTGCTTCGGCCTTAGCTACCGATTCGCTTAAACCCTCATTGAGCCATTTATCGAGGTCACTCATGGTTGAGGTCCAAACTCGAGCCCATCCGCTACGCTCGCCAGCTCCGCTTGATAATCCGCGTCAGCTCGTGCCTTGATCGCTTTATAATGGCTTTTGAGGTTTTCGTCTACGTTTCCCCAGCCTTTAGCCACCTTCTCTAACCAAGGCTTGATCCCAATAATTTCGCCTTTGGTCAGGCTTCCCACCGTGCGTCCGTCGAATACTTCGATGCGCGTGATCTGGAATTCGTGCCAGTCCTCCTCGATTACTGGAGCAGCGTGGATGGGTGCCGGCGGGCTCTGGATTCTAGGGGCCACCGGTAATGTCGGCTGTTGCGGCTGTTCTGAGCGTGGGAAGACGCCTTGAGCCCGTTGGGCGGCTCCAATATCGAGATTGCCTTTCTCGCGTTCGCCTTCCCAGTACTTTTTCTCTCTGCTGGCCCGCCGGATCATTTCGGCCTCAACTCCTTCCTCGCTGTTCGGATCCAGAATCGGGGCGAGCTCCTCGGGGATGTAGAGCCCACTGCATTGCTGGCTATAGGCACCGCGGTAGCAAGCCGCCAGCGTGCATTTACCCAGCATATGACTGGCCATGCGTTTCCAGAACGCGTTGGGCACTTCGTTGCCTTGCTTATCCCACTCGAGCTGTACGACGGCATCCCAGCGCACGACCGCATATTGAGGCCGGCTTCGGTCGTTGCGATAAATGCAGGCCTTGGCGGCGAGTGGCGGATCCGGTAACAGCCAGACCTTGGTCCACACTCCATCAGCATCGCACCACTCTATTTCGCTCTCCCCATCGTGCTTGCCGCTGCGCTCGGCTATATTGCGCAGGCCTTGCAAGGTCGTGATGATAAGAAGGCTCGGAACCTTGGTGCCGTCTGGCAGCGTTTGTTCGCGAATGAGGGGTTTAATCTGGGCGGTAAAAGGATCGAGGCACGTCCTCTCGCAAACCTCAAAAAAATATAAACAGTACTCTTCGTTCAGGGCGGCACAGACTGGTGAACCGCGTAAAATGTTTCTTTGCTCGTCACTGAGAAAGCCGCTTGAGCGCACTTCGCCATTGGCATTCGACATAGAAGCCAAGATAAAGTTCGCTCAAGCCAGGGAGTCAAGCATGGTTTTAGTCGACGTCTTATGGAGCTTTCCGGTGAACACTCTGATCGTAGAGTGTGCCTGCGAAAACGTCTTTTTCTGGCCTTCGAATTACTCGGTCGTGCGTTGCGGAAAATGCAACAAACAGATGCTGTGGCACAGCGTAGATCCAAAGCCAGCTACCGGCCCGTGGAGCTTGCCGGTGATGGAGCACCGACTCTGGGATCGACAGCCAATAATCCATCGGGGTCGAATTGAGTGAGCCCGTTCACCGAGACGTTGTGAGAAAGGGAACGTGTTTGGCGGGCTCATGCGCAGGCTCGCCATTCTGCTTTGCGGTAGCCATGAGACTAGGGAAACGCACCTAGTCCTCCTCAGTCAAGAATCACTTTGGTTATCGTTGAAAGATCGAAAACGACCGTTTCGCCACGATGCCCAGTCCTGATGCCTGTATAGCCGTCGGCCAGAAAGTATTCGCGAACCAGTTTGGCAATGATGTCCCGATCGTTGTCACGTACTGTCAGCATTTCCTGATCGCGAAATGCTATGAAATGGAAAAACTGCTCCTCGTAGGTCGAGGGTTCCAGATTCACGCCATTATCCAGGAAGTAAGGATTCTCAATATAGGCAAAGCGACTGACGTCGACGTAGACCTTGAGGACTTTCCCATGGCACTTGGCAATCCGGTATTGAGGTGTCAGGTAAATGCCTAGACCAAAATCGCCAGCGTCCTTGCGTCGCGGTCCGTCGAGTCTAAAGCCTTCAGCAATGATCTTTTCAGCTGCGTCGGTTCCGTGGTAGTAACGCTGATTCATTGAGGAAACGCACCTAGTCCCGTCACGTCAAGAGGGGATTACTTTCTTAAGTTCCGTAGAACGGATCGTGCCAGCAACAACTGTCAGCGGGCCGTAGGACCCAAACGTTATCGATTTCGTAGAGCCCGAAAATATTCGCGGCCTTATTTAGCATCGGTTGAGTAGAGATGACTGCCTCGCCGCTTTCGGATATCCAATTCAAAAGCTCGGCAACCATTTCGCGTTCCTCTTTGTGCATTTCTTCTGTAGTCATAAAGGGAACGGATCTGGAATGACCACCTCTTTGAACTCGCCCTTTTCGATATCCAATACCAGGTTGGCCTTAGCCTCGATGTCCATCGCCTGGACGAAAGAATATCTGCCGGCCTCTTTGATCGAACGAGTGTAGCCGCTTGAACCAGGTTTCCACCACCAGGCAAAGTGTTCCTCGCTCCAGATCAAATACGGACCCTTGGGGCTTTCCTCGATCATAGACATTAGCAACTCGCGATAGCGTTGGATCCGATCCGGCCAAGTACCTTGGATTTTTTTGAGGTAGAGGTAGAGCGCGGCTAGCTCGCAGATGTATTCGAGGTCTTTAAGCTGGGTCGAATTAAATTGTTCCACGGTTAGAAGTCCTCCCGATAACCAATCGTAATCACGGGCTCGGCGTCGTCGCCAGGACCGCAGTGGCAAACCAACGTCTTGGTTCTCGGCGCTCTGTCGGTCTGGAGACTCACCTTAAACTCAAACTCGCTTTGGGAGCGGTTCCTCCGAGCCTCGAAGGATGCCATCCATAGGACGTCCCAGAGTCGCCCTTCGACATCCTGGCAACTCATGATGGGAACCTCTTGAACGTCACTCCAAGCATGTTGGGTTAACGCTACCGGGATTTTAAATCCGGCCTCGCTCGCCAATTGCGTGCAATCAAATAACAGCCCATCCTCAATCGCTTGCTTGCGCGAGTAAGAATAAATCACTTCGCCAAATATCGATTCGTCGCTCATATGGCTCTTTAATCGTAGATTTTGTAGACGGCAGCGTAGCGGCGTAGTTCGGCAAGTATCTGCTCGCCGATCGGCGTCCAAATATAATCTTCGCCCTCGAAGGTCTTAAGCTCTTCAATGGCCTTTTTATCCATCAAAGATATGTTCTGCTCAAAGTGTTGTGCTTCGTAACGATAAACCGCTCGAAGCTTGCAAAGCAGACTCTCAAAGTCTTTGCCGATGTTGCTCATAGTGAGACGTAACCTCCTTCGGCTTTGCGGGCGGCTGCTACGATATCCGCGAAGCCTTCCCGGCCACTGAAGTAGCGCTGCCGTCCGTCAGGAAATTTCACGCACAGGCCTCCATTGTTGCTGCACCGGACGATCTCGGCAGGCAGCGGCTCCGAGAACGGTGGATCGTTTACCAGGACAAAATCACCGGGTTTGAGCTGTCGATGGAGTTGGTCAAACATTCTCATTAGACGTAGCGAGGCATTTTTTAAAGCGCTTGAGTCGCCGGAATAGTCCATTAGCGCTCCTCTCGATAGTCGTTAACGGCATCTTCAATGTCGCGGTTCTCCGCGGCGCAGTGGCCGCAGAGCTCATCGCCGCTTTGCACCAGGTTGCCGCATTGGACGCAGCGATCAGACTCCTCCTCCTCATCGTGGCGAAGGCCTTGAACGATGTCCCTGGAGGTGTTTTGGATCGAAGTGTTGTTCATTGTGCAGGAATATGTCATGCTCCCTTTCGTAGTGCAAGAAAAAGTTTCAATAAATTATTCTAATGCCTAGCCCCAACATCACTCCTGGGAGAAGTCTCCGTTGCTTTTGGGAAGTCACCGCCGGCGTTATCCCCGGCCAGCCTATGCCGGAGCTCGGCCAAAGCTGGACCATCACTGACGAATACATCCAAACCCTCCAAGAGATGGGAGAGCTGACTCAAGAACAGTGGAAAGAGCACTTTCCCGACGGCTCCAAGTTTTATCAGTTCCAGCAAGAGGCCTTCGACTATGCCCGCTCCCTGAGTGATCCCTCTAAGGTCAACTGGGTCAAAGTAGTATGGATCTGGCTTTAGGGCATTACGCCTCGGTAATTAAGCGCGGCATCGAGCACCTTGATGATCCAGCTTGAATCTAATGTGTGCATCGGTCGTCGGAGGGATGCCGCTCGAGCCACGTTAGCTCGAGCGGCTTAAGCCCCAGTGACAATGAGAATTGCCGTTCGTCAACGGCCACCGGAGCTCTGTGTGCGGTCCCCCACCGCGACATCTTTACTAAGTAATTTTTGCTCGCAATAAGTCCGCAGCGCGGATTTTAGGCGCTTATGCAAACGCTCAGTGGCCTCGTCGTACAGGTCAGGACGGTTCCTTTTAACGAGGGCTAGCTGAGTTATTATAAATTCAATTGCTTTAAAGATTAGGTCTTCAGCCATTGGGATCCTTTGTCTAGCAGTAAATTTTAATGAAAGCTTTCGAGCGTAGTTCACCGGAGATTTCCATGTCGACTTCGAGAGTCGCCTCCTGGCCGTTGCCGCCGACTACGCGGAAGCTGTGGACCTTAACTACCACGGCGTAAATACTCGCGAGCACTTCAGTCAGGTTGATCATAAGAGATCGATGAGCCGGTCGAAGAAAGCGTCTTTTTCTGCCGGCCTTCGCTCCTCAGGGAGTAGATCGATGCAGCGTCCCTCTGCATCGCGAATGATGTCGAAGAATTGACGTAGCTTGGTGCGCCGATCGCTGGCAAAGCTCATCACGATCTCTTTGCGCTGGTCCGCCGGACGTTGGCTTGCCGGTGTCATATCCAGCGGATTATCCGGCGGATTGGTTGCCGTCCACGCCTCCCCCACAAAGGAAAAGGCGACGGCGTTGAGCCTGCGAAGATGCTCTTTGATCGCGATTAGGATAATAAGTTTCTCTCGGGGACTCTTCCAGGGCGCCCCGATAACTTCCATGTTCCCATCCGGCTTGACGATGACAAAGACACCTAGCAGATCTTGATGCAGTCCGACCATCACGGTAGTGGCCTGCTGTTGGGCTAAATCCATCAGATGCCCAACTACGTCTCGCGATAAATCCAAGCTCATAAAGCGGTCCCTTCTGCATAGTAAATTTCTCCGTCAGCTCCTTTGTGGCCGACTTTTTGCCAAGTGGCGTGACTCCAGCGTGGGTAGCCTTCGGGCACGCCAGTGCAAGCCAATTCGTGGAGAATTGAGGTTCGCGAGAGTGGACGCCTGCTATTAGCTTGTAGCCATTCCAACAAATCTTCGAGCCTTTCCTGACTGAGGTTTCGTGTGGCAAACCAGCAGGCTGCTCGGATCTGATCCCCGCTAAGGCCGTACTGACGCAATCGCGTGTAATCTGGGCACGGGTAAAGGAAGCTACCGCCGCCGTGGCGATAGTTTACACGTCGAAATTGGACCAGTTCTTCGTGCTCGACCATCTGGCCGAGGCTATTCATGATTCCAGCCCACTTTTTTGTAGCCAAGAAATCGCGCTTGCGCGGGCTGGGAAGCATTTTGAGCGCTGCGCAGAGATGTTTTATTCCAGTATTCATAACAACTGAAAACTGTATTCGTAGTCCATGTCGATCGCTTCGAGTAGCTCGTCGATAGCGGCCTGCGGCGTCGGCCCCCAGCCCTGGCGATCGCCCAAATCGTAGTCCGCGAATGTCGCTCGGTAATCCGAAGTTCGGGACGGAATAGGAGGATACACAAAATCAGTCACGACGGTACGGGTACGCCCATTGTAGGTGACCTCGCCTTGCAAAAGTTTATGTCTCATTTGTCTCTGAGAGTACAGGCGTCTTTCGCGAAGCGCAAACAATTATTGAAACTTTTTCTTGCATACTAATGACCACCGTCTTATGATGCTCTCACAATGAGCATCATGTACGGCAAAGAAAGAGTAGTGTTGCGGACAGGCGTACGTCAGCTGGCCGCAGTGTGCGGTTCCAATGGTGAATCCGCGAATTATCCCGGCACCGGAAAGCACTCCGGCAATTATTCGCCCCTGGGATACTGGTATCAGGAGGGCGACCTGTACTACGTCGACCTAGCAGCCCCCAGTCAGTTTTATTGTGGACTGCGTCCTGACACTGTCGCGTTCCGGCGACGCGGTGGCGTCTCCACTCGCAAAGCGTTGAGAGAATTCATCATGGGCTATTACAAAGCCACATGGCCCGCCAACACTACCGATGCTGAGGCCGATAAGGCGGCAGGTAACGAGCATGTCTAATCATCGATTCGCTGATCTGGAAACAGCGCGAGCCTATACCCTCGCCGGCAACGCTACGCTGACTCTAGAGAGCCTGAAAACCGGCACGCATTACACTTTTCGTGTTCGTCAGGCCACCGACAAGAAATCCGGCGACCCGGTTCCCGGCCTCTACTTTGTTAACCTCCTAACCACAGGCAATGCGGACGAGGGTAATTTCGTTTACGTCGGCATCATCCGAGACGGCAAATTCACGCTGACCCAAAAAAGCGGCTTTGGCGTCGGCTCTGGGCCGGTCCACGCGTGGGCATTCTTCTGGGCCTGCACCAACGCGATCCCAGAGCAATTAGCTGTGTATCATCACGGGACCTGCGGGCGCTGCGGACGCACTCTGACGGTGCCCTCCTCGATCGACGCTGGCATTGGACCCGAATGCCTAACCAAAATGGAAGGAGCGCTGCTATGAAGTTGAAAATAGAAAAGGGCGTCCCGGTCCCGGCCAAGCACGAAAGCTGGGCCAGCATCGTCGAACGAATGGAGATCGGCGATTCAGTTCTGGCACCTGATGCCGAGACTATCAAGTGCCTCAAGAGGGCTATCAACCGGGTTGGCTTTTCCAGCCAAACCCAGCGCGAAGACAAGGGCATCCGAATTTGGAAACTCAACTCGAAATGAAACGTAAATCCCTTCTCAAGTTTGAAGCTTTTTCGGATAAGACCTTTGCCGCGAAAGTTCCGATGTTGGATTGGAACCGGCAGGAAATTGCCGAAGAGGCTATCCCCATCTTCGTGTTAGCGGCGCTGGACGCGTGGAGCGATATCCTGGCCGAGTACAATTGTGTCGATCAAAAGATTATGCGCCGGCGCCTACAGCTCAACTTGCGCAGAAGTCTCGAGAAAGAGATTTTGGCATGAAGAGAAAAGCAGGACGGCCACGCGGTCATCGTACCCGCAAGGCCAAACCAAGCTGTGCCTGTTACCAACGATCCTTTGGCGGATGATTTGCGCCAGCTTCTGCACTCTGGAATGCAGTTATATAGAAATCTCCGAAAGCTAATAAGCGAGGAAACTAAATGAACCGAGCCCTAGTAATCGTGGTAGGCGACCAGCTCTACGTTAGCCTCCGAGCCGCCCTCTATCTCGCCGAATCCAAATCGATAGATAACCAGTTGGAATTCAGTCAAGAAGTCACGTTGCCCCTCACCAACGCTTTAGAATATCTGCGCCAGATCACCCACATGGGGACCAACTAATTATTGGTATCACAAATTTGTGAGACCAATTCTCCATCGCCTAAGTTTTGCGTCTAGGTAAGCGTGGAGTGCTGACGTAAACCGAGGGTTCTTGTCTTAGTTTTCCTTCGGATAACCCACGCAGCGGGGCGACAGGTCCTTAACAGCCTGGGCGCTCCGCACTTTTTATGAGCCGAGAACGCACCCGTTGCCCCCGCGGTCATTTATTGTCAGCGGCCAACCGAATTCCCAACGCTCAAGGCAAATACAGTTGGTGCCGGGAATGCCGACGGATGCATCAATGGCTCATCAAACGGGGGATGCGGATTTCCGATTACACGCCCAGAGAGCTCTTAGTGATCGTGCCGCCCAGGCAGACCAAAGCTCACTCTAAAAGCCGCCCTCGGGCGCCTCGGGCTTGACTGCCGCGGCGCCGATCGCGGTCGGCGTCCCTTGCGTCGGAGGTTTCGTCCCTTGTTTCTTGCCGCCGCCTGGCATCGGTTGGGAGACCGCTTCTTGCGGTGGTAACGGACCTTGAGCAGGCGTCCCTTCGGGCGGTCCCGTCTCGCGCATATGTTCTGCGGCCAACTCGGTGGTCGTGTCCGGCACCTGTGGCCCTTCGTAGAGACCTGGGTGCGGACCGTGGCCAGTGTGATGCAAGAGCGCTTTCTCTAAGTGCTCGTGGAACTCGGGCGGCTGCTTGTCGAATTCGTCCTGATCGCTGTCGCTAGCTAATATCATAGAGCTTCTTCTTTCACTTTGCGCACCAAGTCATGCGCGGCATCAAGATAGTCATGCGAAGTTTCCTTCGCTCCGGTCGCACCCTGAAACAGCCGTTGTTCTAAAAACCAAAGCAGGGCTTGGCGGTCGGCGTTGGTGATATTGATTCCGGCCTTCTGCATATTGCCACGCACCTCATCCATGACCTTAATCCAGTTGGCCCGTTCGGTGCCATTACGCGGATCGCCTTGCAGAGCCTTGAAGTTTTCGTCGATGTTTTTCGCATTGAGATTCTCGGCGGTCGCTCGGTCGGGATGATAACTGCGTTTGGTGCTGTCTGGATTAACAATCGTCTCAGCGTAGAATTTGTGCTGCCGCTGCGCCCAGTCCCGAATGGTCGGCATCAACTGGTCAGCTTTCTCACGGGTCAGGTTTTTAACCGCCATCACCCGGTCGATTTCCTTAGTCATCTTGCCTTGAGTTTTCGCGTCGACGTTAGTGAGTTGTCCTGACTTTAAGAGCTCGCGCAAACTCTGGAGCTGCCCAGGATCCTTCTCACTTTGCCGCTGCATCGAGTCGGGCGAGAACCCGAACATGTTGCCGGCTAAGCGGTTCATCGTGCGGCTGAACCACAGATCCATCGTGATCGGATCTTCATTGCCCGAAAGGTTCTGGTGAAAAATACCGATCTTGGGTCCGAACACCGCGCTCATCGGTAACTCGGCATCAGCTAAAGTGCTTCCAACCTTGATCCTGTAGTTCTTAGCAAGGTCGCCATGGCGGATGGTTTGACCCAGCCAATTGTCGAAATCTTCGGCACTGCCATGTTGGTTCCAGAGCCGATTGGCTTTCGCGAAATTAAAGAGCATCTGCGGTGCTTTGATGCCGCCGCCGAAAATCTCTTTTGCTTTATCGGTCGGAAAAGTGCCGTGCTCTTTCCAATACTGATAAACTTTCCAGGCGCTGCCGGCATTAGCGAAAACGTCCTGGCCTTGGCTAGTAACTGCTAACGCTATGCGGAACGCTAGATTAGAGGCTTTATCAGTTTTCAGTTCCGGCGCGATCTCACTGAATTTATCAAAGGCTTTGCGGACGGTCTCGCCGTACCAGCCAAGCGCACTGGAGTTATTCGAGAGCGCGTGCATGACGTCGTGAGTCAACGCCTTTGCTGCCTTGGAGCGATCTTCAGCTTTGTCGTAGTCGAGCTTCGGATTGCGAGCGTCAAAGAATTCGCCGACGTGCTCATTTTTTTCCACGCTCTCGGGCAGCGTTTCATGTTTATCCAGGAAATGATGAGCACTTAACTCTTCGGTCTCTGGATTGTTTTTGACCCAATCTTTCGCCTTCTGCCCCTCTCTTTGGAGCATGCGCTGGCGTTCAAGCGGTACGTCTTCTCGGTGCGCCTTAGCCGACTTAATCGCTAGGGCTCGCTGCTGATTCTTTAGCTCCTGAGTCTGAGCTAGCTTTTGGTAGTTTTCTTCGGCTTCGCGTGCGAAGGAGTCCCACCAAGGTGCTTGGTTGCCCCTAGCTCGGTCGTCTTCTCCTTCGGCCCCGCCGGGACGTGCTTGATCCCAGCGGCTTTTAGCCTCTCGTAAAATTCCGCGGTACGCTTGCGCCGCTGCGGCTCTGGATTCGCCATTTTGGTCTCCGATTAATTCTCCGGTGCCTTCATGGTGCCACGCTTCTTGGACGTGCCCTTTTTTGATGAGGCCCTCGATTACAGGTAATAGTTTACCATCCTCGCTCAAATCTGCAACATGTGCATGCACGGGCCTGCCTTTGCTAGCGGGATACAAGGTCCGTACTCCAATACCTGCCTTAGTTAATAGGTCTCGCGCCTCTTCTTCATTGTCTGTGTTGAGCGCTAGCCGGTACAGGCTGTGAGGCCCTTCGTCGTGATGCCGGAAAAGCAGGGCCTGTTTCTGAGCCGCATGATGTGCCTTTATCGCAGCGGCCACACGCCGGTCTTCGTAGTCGTGACCCTGGCTTTCGGTAGCCAACGTGTTCTCGGCGCCATCGTTCCAGTCGCCAATGGTATCTTCCTGCGAGGCTGGCTGAACTCCTTTGGCTTGAGCTAAACCGTTTTCTACTCTGGAACTAAAATCACGAAACTGAGAATGGGCTGGCCGATTCAGCGCTCGTTTTGCGCCGGCGTAAGTCTGCTCCTCTTTAACGCTGGGAGAGATTGCTTCAAAGGTTTGCTGCGGTGCCGGCGCGGCTCCCTCATCGGAAGCGGATTGCTCGAGTAGTCCTGGTCCTCCCGCCGGATTGACGTCGCCTGCCGGTCCGCCGACTTCTGGATTCTCACTGATCGGCGCCGGTCGGCCTGGTTCGTACATGGCTAGCGTCTGCCGGAAGTGCGGCACCGTGTGAATCAACTGAGACTGCACTGGGCCGCGCATTGACTCTGTTCCAATGTTCGGCATGCCGTGTCGGATCAGCTCGAGCCGGTAAGCACGCCAGGTTGGTTCGAGCGTGCCCGCACTCCAAGGAACGGTCCGCGTGATATTGCCTTTCTTGCCTCTGATTCCGACTTCAGGAAGTTTCTGGTCCAGCTGGTTTAAAAGCCCGTTGTAGCCTGCTGGCTGGCCCGTATAGCCTTCATTGATGCGTCTCTGCCAGGATGCACGCTCTCCAAATCCCGGTGGCTGCAAGGGGCCTTTAGGATTCTTTGGTGGCCTGATATTGAGCATCGCATGGAGGAATTCCGCTTGCGGTCTCTGCAAGAGATTTGGTATGTAGGGATTTTGGCTTTTTGCGTTAGCGACATGCAAGGGATGCGGATTGCCGTTTTCGTCCAACATTGGCGAACCGTCCCCTTTAAAACCATGAACTTGGTTTTCCAGAAAGCCCATCAGGTCGCGCTGGAAATTGAAATCCTTCGGATTGTTGTAGGGGACCGGAATCTTGGCTTGGCCTGCACCATTCATGAGATGCTGGGCGTTGTTCATCACCGCGTCACTGCCCAGGCCTTCGAGTAAAACATTGGAGGGCTTGTCCACCTTCGGCATGGTTGCCATCATCTGCATAGGCAACATCGTGACGCGCTGATCTTGGGTCTGGTGTTCGCCGGAGATGCGTTGCGCAGCAGGGGATTGACCGATCTCGTAAGCTCGGCTTTCGCCGGTCGGTCTCTCCCCTTCATTCTCCGCTGGCCCTCCTTCTTGCTGAGCGCTCCCGTACATGTACGAGAATGGTCCGCCGCGCAGAATCGCCTGTGATAGCCATGGCAGCTTCGCCCGCTCTGCCGGATCCAGATTTTGCAAGAGGTCCTCATGCAACGGATCTCCCGGCACGAAGTAAGAGCCTACGATTTTATTGGATCCGGTGTCTGGATTGATCCGCCTTGTGACCCTCTGATCGGTCGGCACGAGGTTCGCGGAATGGTTATCGAGGTTCAGGCCAAGGGTTTTGTCGTAGATGGCCGCGGCGCGTTTATTCTCGTCATCAATGTTCTGAACATCAGGATCCTGCTGGGCCTGCGCCTGATTGGCATCCATCTGATCCTGAGTGATCGGATGCTCTGTGGCCTGCGCCGCTTGAGGTAATCCTTGAGGTCCTACTCCTTGAGGCCCTGCTTGCGGTGCTGCTTGGGGTTCCTCTGGCGCAGGCGCGACTTGAGCCGCGGCAGGTGTTTTTAAGGTCGACCCGGCAGGCGGTTCGGGAACAGCTGAGAGTTTCGAACCGGCGGGAGGTTCCTGGTAAGAGCTGGCATGTTCGCCAGGTTGGTAGCCCTGGATGTGGGACTGGGTATAGGCGATATGCTGCTGGATCGTGTCCTGGCTGACTCCTTTATCTGCCGGATGATCGGGATCATAGACATCGATTGTCTCGCTTGTCGCGCTCTCCGGCCTGTCGTCGTAGCGATAGGTATGCCCGTTAAAGAGATCCTCGTCCGGTTTGTCCGGCCCCTTGTACGTAAATTCCTCACCGGGACTCACTCCTATCTCTCCGGCTTTCTTGGGACTCAAGGCTACCGAATAGTGCTTAACTAAACTGCCGGGTTGTTCGACGTGTTTAAACGCGCCGACTCCACGTCCACTGGCACTGTCCCAGCTTGAATCTCCTGGGTAGCCATAGACCGATGGGCATAAAATGGCCTTGAGTATTCGCAACCAGTCCACGGCTCACGAGACTAACTTGACAGCCGCCCTCAAGAAAGAATAAATCTCGGGCGATCCTCTGAGGGCTGGTCCGCGACAAAAACAAACTCGGAGTCAACACTTCCGGCGGCCAACCTCAGAGGATTGTTTTTTTGAAACCGAGCGGCATTTTTTCGGAAGCTCCGAAAACACATCACGCGAGCCCTGCACTTTGGGCTAAAGCCACTAGCTGTTGCTAAGGATGAAAGGCGAGCTCTTTAACTAACGTCTCACACGTATGTTTACACTCTCTTTTGATAACGCCTTGTCAGGCGTAATATATGTCTGAATTTTTTGTGTCAACTATTAAATTGTAACATTTTGAACACTGTTTTGTTGTTCACAAAAACGCGAAGTTACTCGCAGGTTATTCGCAAATCCCTTTAAGGCTGGCTCGGTCCGTAGATGTCGTGAGTTGCAGGATCTAGCGGACACACTATGTGCTTAAATCCGGCATTGACCGGCCAGGAGAGTTCAATCGGACAGGCTTGAAAATCGCCGTATAACCATTCCATATCGTTTTATTCTTTGGTGTACTGCTTGCCATTAGGCACCCAGATAAAATCGCTTCCGCTCGGAAGTCTTTGCCACTCTTCCTCGCTTCTGATTCTCGGCATGGGAGCGCTACTTGGAGCCTTTGGAGCGTTACTTGGAGTTTGAGCCCGTTCAGTTGGAGCCTCGGGCGCTTCAGCTGGAGAACCTATCGGTGCAGCCGGGATTCTTCTGCCCGCAGCCCGCACGCGCACTCGTGGTTTTGCTAGCCCTGCATCGGAGGGCTTCCATCCCGGCGGCGCACCCACAACCTGAGTGTAAGGAGTTGCCCCTCCTTCAATTGGCGCAGAAGGGCTCGATATCGGTGCCCTTGGTACAAACGAACGCAGATTGATATTCGGACGGGTTTGAGCAGCCGCGGCGCCGGAACCGGCTTGCTGTTGTGGGACAAAGGATCTAAGAAGCGAAGGACGCATCCCGGCACCACCTCCGATCGGAGTCGGCATCGGTGCTGTTGGCGTTGGGCCTGGACCCGGCCCTGGCACCGGCGTCGGCCCTCGCCGCACGATAGGACTGGCGTTTCTCGGACCGCCGGGAACAGCAACCGGCGCCATGTTCCTACTTTGGGCGTGACCTTGCAGCGCCAGGCGCATCATGTTGCCGACGTCGTCTTCCTTCATTCCAGAGAGAAGGTCGGTCGCGTACTTTTTGCCCAGACCCATTCCGACCAGTCCCGATAGGACCGCATCGTGGCTCTTACTCCACCCTTCAGGCAGCGTTGGCTTTTTCGTCGCCATTGAACAGCACTTGGTAGGCTTTTTTCTTGGCTGCGTCGAGGGCCTCAATCGCTTTGGGACCCTCCTTCACCGCCATATCGTATAAAAACGGTAACCCACTTTCAATCGATTCCTCAATCTCGTGCCGCAGCGCCGGTCGGCCTTGCGCCCACATGGAGATCTCGAGCGGTTCGCCCATTCGGAAAATAGGTCCCGTCTGAGTCTGCCAGATTTCGTACGATTCAGTTATCCAAATGATGGCGCAGCCTGGATTACGCCTGATCATTTCCCCACCTGGGGGCGTCGCGTCGTCGGTTCTGTAAGCTCTGGGGTTGCGCTTCTGGTTTGGGTTCACCAAAAAGGGACAAGCTTGCACCGCGAATTCCGCGCACTCTCTGTGTTCGGGCGGTTCACCGCTAGTCCGGTTAATCACGCACATCGGTCCGACCGTGAAAGCCAGATACTTGCCGAACGGTTCTCCGCAAATGAAGCAGCGTCTCTCTTTAACGGCTGCGATCAGTTTCCGCGCATCGGTCAGCCGGAAGTCCGGTTCACCGGTATCGTCATAGCCGACAAACCAGGGAATCACATAGCCGCGCTTGTCGAGCGGCAATTTTGCGATGCGTTTCGGAATCGGAACTTTAATCTGAGTTGCGATACTCATAAAATTTGTCAATCTTTCGCGAGCCGGGCCGCACTTCAACCAATTTACCGGTGGCTTTATCGATCCGGTATTTTTTGCCTTTCATTGAGATAGTCCTTCAGCCATTCGATTCCTTCTTGGTGCCTCTTGAGTGCCTCTTGAAGCGTGCAGTCCCGCTCCTGCCAAAGGCTGGGCCGCATCATCCTCGTCGTTCCGTCGAACCATTCGCTTTCCTCCGGTGGGCCGAAAACCATGGTTTTAAACACAATTGGTCTTGCGGGATCATGCAGGCCATAACAGATGTCTAGACCCTCAAAAATGGTGGATACCTTGTGATCCTCGAAATAATCCTGCTGGATCACGCGCTGTGGGTTTCGCTCGAACCAGAAAGTCCATTCTAACAGACTAGCGGGAATGACCTCGCCTGATTCGTTGAGAATCCAATGGTGCGCTCCGTACTTCTCCATTTGCTCATCGGAGAATCTTTTGAGCTCATCCAGAGCTTTGGTCTTGTCGTCCGGTTCTTCAGGGCGATTGATTCGGTCCTTCATAACACCATTCCAGCATACGGAATCGCAACCTCGTCGTCTGAATAACCACGGGACAATTTTTCGTTGTTAGGCTCAATGGATTCTCCTCGTTTTCGCAAACACCGGATTTTGCGCGGGATATAACCGACCGAGACCGCACTCTGGATGCCCGCCTGCACGTCAGCCAGAGCGTCTTGCCCGTTCTGGTTCGGGCTGAACTCCGCGACCGCCATGCCCTTACCATCCTGAATATTCCAAGTCCTAATTATCCCGATCCGGTTATCCCAGTTATGGTTCCAAAGTAACGGCACAACCCCGCGCTCGAGCCGGTCAGTCATCATGGCGCCCGGATCATGCGATAAGACCTCTTTAAATCCTTGGCGGCTAGCCACGCGATCTGAGCTCGGCGCTTGTCAGTTGAGCTGCCAAACTTCCAGTGTTGGTTGTACCACTCTTCGAATGTCATAGCAGAAAAGCCCGAGGGGGTTTCAGGCCTCGGGCTTTTTCACTTTCTCAAGAGTTTGAGTTTGATTTTAGGAGACTTCGAAGCGCATCGCTTCCTCAATGCGCTCTTGAGCTGCCTGATCGGCAGCTTTCTTTTCCACGAGCCCTGGCAGCATTATCACCTTCTTGTCGGAGCGCTTAGGACGTGCTGGCACAGTTTCGGCCAACATCAATTCTTGCAGAGGCGGCGAGTATCTGGAAATAACTTCCGCACTCTCGATGCTGATCTGGCCCTCTTGAAGCGCCTGATCAACTGCCGGAATCGCTTGGAGTAGTATACGCTTAAGCCGTGCCGCGGTTCTCTTTGAATTAGCTTTCATTTACCGCCCTTGGCCTTCTTCTGGACCTCTGCATCGACCCGTTTGTCTTCCTCAATGATGGGACCGAACGCAACCTGCCACTCTTCCACATACTTCTTCGCGAGTTCAAAAAAATCATCCCAAGTGATCACGTCGTAATTGTCCCGCATGATCTGGCCGATTGGCGTTAAATGGTGCTTTTTTATATCGTCGAGCAGTAATTTCTTAGCCGCCTGCTTGCGGTCTTTGTCGACCTCTTCCTGCACCTCATTGATTCGCTCCATGGCTTTTTTCCCATAGCCTTTGTATCCATTGATCAATTTGCGAACTGCCTTCTTGCGACCCTGAGTCGCTTTGCCATTCTGCATCGCCCCTGCTGAGCGAAAGGCGGTATGGATATCAGTGTAAACTCTCCGGCTCATCGCATAGCCCTCGGCTTTGTAAACGGACAAAATCCGTTCCTGATCGCCGTCTACAGCTCCATATTCGACGAGATCACTTACTAGGTCTTTAAACTGTCTTCCTGCGTTTACCTGTCTTTCTGCGATGTCTGCACAGTAATTTTGGTAATCGCCAAACTTTGGAACCCAATATCGGATTTGTTTATCGGTCATAGGCATAGGCTCGAAACCTACGATCGCTCCGCCGGCGCGTCTACAAGAAATCAGTGTGCGAATTAATTGCGTTAAGCTTGAGGCATTATTTGATTCACTGTTGACGAATTCAAAGATGGTGCGAATTTGCCAGCCATGAGCCCAAGAGGAGGAGCGCGAGTTGGGGCCGGTAGAAAAAAAGGCACCACCAAGATCGCTAAACAGTATTACCTCGCCGTCGAGGTCGTTCGGGTTGTCGCCCGAATCGCCGAACGTGAGGGCATCAGTGAGAGCCAAGCTCTCACCAACGTCATCAAAGCACACAGAAAACACAATGTATAAATCGTTCGTTGCAATCGCTCTACTGGGCCTTGGCTTGAGTTCAGCTAAGGCAAATCTCGGCATGACCTATCAGGAAGCGTGCCGATTGTGGGGGGGGCCAGGGAAAGTTGACAGGGTGGCCAAAAGCATGATCTGGCAAAAAAAAGGCTATGAGATCTCTGAGATCTTCGTGAAGAACCATTCGGTGCTCATCAGGGCAATTCCCAGCGATGGACAGTGGTATCGGCCCGGTTGGGTCGAGGAAAAAATCCTGCCAGATAACAAAGGTGGTTATGACGGTGAGTGGCACCGTATGGAAAACGTTAACCCCGATAAATACGCAGCGTCGTGGTATCTGGATGGCGGCGAAGTGCTCGCTGCCATTTATCCGAATGGCGTCATGCAAATCACCTATCGCTGGTACATCAAAGCTAAGGGCTTACTGGATAATCCAAATGACAGTTCGGGCTCATCAGGAAATGGATTGGACTCAGATAAAGCTCCCATGGAAGACAATGGAGTAGATGGAAGCGTTTCCGATAATAAAGACCCTCTAGGAGTTAACAAGAAAGCGCTGGTCTCCAACTAAAAAAAGCGGGCGTCCTCGAGGACACACTCGAGGACGCCCAAACACAGATCACACAAAGAACATTTATGACTGCTGAAGAGCTAATCAAAATCGCCAAGCTAATCAATCCCGAATTGCTGGCCACTTACCCGCAGGCGGCTCTGGAAGACGCCTACGTCTTCTTACAAGCCCTCCGAAAGGCCGAGGCGGACCAACCGTCAGAACCAGAACTGAAGTCCAAAAAGGACGCAGAGCTCACCGCGGTGGGTCGACTCGCGCTCTATCTGGAGAAGAACAAAGACCAAAGCGTTTACAAAATCGCTAAAAAACTGAAAATCACCAGCGGGGCCATTTATAAGTGGTTTGACGGCACGACCGAGCCCAACTCTAAAAGTATTGCCAAAGTTGAGGCTTTCCTCCGCGACGCCGGCTACTACTCCTTTTATCGCTGAGGTGCTATACAATAAATAATTCATTTGAATTATTTATTGTATAGCCGTATCGTTCAGCAATGGAAAGGCTGGCTTTCTTCTTTTACCTGCTAGCGGCCCTCGTCTTTGCGGGGGCGCTGGCTTTAGAAATCTTATGAGCACCGAAGCGGATAAACCGGCTACCAAACAGGATCTGGAAAAGGCAATCACGCGCCTGGAACGCTTCGTCTTGGAGCGGGAAACCGCCATGGTGTGGAAAGTCCTTCTATTGTCCCTGACCCTCTTAGGAGCGCAATGGACGGCCATTTCTTGGATGATGGCCCATTGGAAGCCCTAATGCCCCTTTAGAAATCTTATGACAACTACACCTCGAATACTCCAGCTGCTGAAAGACCTCCAGACTAATCCTAGCAAGTTGAGCCAGGACGATATCAAGGAGCTGGTAAACTACTCCTGTCAGAACCTGATCTCTGGCGACAACGCTGGCCTCTTGGCCGACCCTGTTCTGCGCCAGCAAGTCAAGGATTATCTAGCGCTCCAGGGTGCCGGCACGTTTCAGGAGCAAGTTAAGGTTGGCACCCGAAATATGAGCGTTGCTCTAGTCGGATTGGTCGTCGGTGGCGTGCCGATTCTAATTGGCTTTGCCATCTTCTGCTGGCTGCTTTCCGGTGGTCTGTCCCGCATGCTCGGCCATTAGGCTACTTTCATGTAGGGATCTGGGTGATCTTGCCAGTAGAACGGATCGCCAACGTCTAAATTGTCGACGTCGTCCTGATTGTGTAAATGCGGGACGTCCATTCCTCCTACGCTGACTACGCCTTTAGGAGGCTCCTTCGCAGATATTTTCTGAGATGGCTCTTTGCCGGTCGCGAATTCCTCTTCGCTCGCTGATGGGGCACCGGTTACTTGGCCGGCAGGCACGGCGGTTTTGGCCATTTCTTTAGCCGCTAATTCAGTGGCTAACTGTTCTGGACTAGTTCCCTGGCCAGCGGCTTTTTTCGGTGGCCCGATAGGACTAAGGAATTCCTTCTTTAGGTCAATCGGTGCATTCCAATCAACGATCTGTCTATGTTCAGGTTCCGGTTCGTACTGGCCGGTGCGGAATTGCCATTGGTCCGAGCTCGGAGCGCCGGTTGTTTGACCGGTTGGCGATTCTGCCGGCGTTTGGATCGGAGCGCTCGGCAACGGTGAGGGTTTGGCCGCGGTGCTTGCCGCTGGGGAGGCTATTACGGGAGGACGCGGTTGGAGCGCCTCAACGTTTGGATAAGCTCCTGCGGCTGCGCCGGCCACCGGCATTGCTCGTCGCACGGTAGGCTGAAGCATTTGCGAAGTAGGATGATACTGGCCAGTTGCGAATTGTTCTTCGCTTGAGGTCGGCAGACCGCTTGTCTGGCCAGGGCTCGCGACAGGAACACCCGCTTTGGCTAAAGCATTGGCCTTTTTAGCCATGTCCAGGGCAGTGTCAGGCTCGGCACCTTTGTCTCCTTGATTTGTCGGCGTTACCGCTGGCTTGGCCCCAGGCTTTTGCGCTACCTCGGGCTTAGCGGCTGGCTTCTCTCCCGGTATATCAGGCTCCCCCGCGCCGGCAACAGATTGCCAGATGCCCTTGACGGCATTCCAGAACATCCCAAAACCTTGCTGTTCGGGATCTTCCTCTTTTGTCGGTGTCGCTGACTTTTGTCCATCGGTCGCAGGCTTTTGTCCGTCAGTTCCTGTTTTGGTGCCATCCGTCCCACCCGTCCCACCGACCACGGGAGCGACTTTTACGGGAACTCCATCTCGGCCCGCCGCCTTTTGATCCGCGCCCTCTTCGCCAGGTTCGGGGATTGGGTTTGATTTTTCTCTTATGTCATCGTTAGGACCTACGCCATCATCGGCCAAGTCGTTGGTAGCAACCTTGTAATAGCGCCGGTAGCTGTCGTCCATGTTTGGCGCTCCCGAAGGCTTGGCCAAATCGATGACATTCATGCGCAGAGTATTATCGACCTGATGCTTTGCCAGCGTCGTCTGATACTTCAACGAGTCGGAATCGAAATCGCCTTTAACCATTTCTTTCGCAGAATCCAAGACGTTATTGACCAAAGGGCCTAATAGCGCACCATAGACGCCTCCTTTTAGATTTATAAGGCTACTCAGGATACCGTTAACATTTGTTGCAACTCCTCCGGCTTGGCCTGCTGGCGCTTGGTCAGAAAGACGCCCAATGTCCACATTAGCCTTCTTCAATTGCATCAAATCAGTTTGCAGGTTGAGGAAAGCCTTTCTGGCATCGCTATCTGGGCCAGACATGTTCGCCCAATGACTAAAGGCTGTCTCCGTATCCAGATTGTTAATAGCCTGCGAAAATTTATTAAGACCTCCCCTGCCTCCGGCTCGCACGTATTGCCTTTCAACGTCTCTGAGTAATTCTTGAACGTTCCCTGCACCGTTTATGCTCGCCTTTTGGTAGGTATCAAGATCTTTACCTCCAGCTCGCTTTGCGATTTTCAGCATCTGAGTTAATTGACCAGCATTTGCGGTCGAAACGTCGACCGGTTTGCCTCCAAGCGTCCAATCCTTCCCAGTTAGAGGATTTTCAGGATGGTTGTCTGCGAGCCATTTTCTTTTGTTAGTAATCGTATCTGCGTAATCATCACCACCAAGATTTACTGGTGCAGATTCTGTTCCATCAGGATTGCGAAAAATGAGTCTCGAATTCGGAGCACTCCTATCAATTCGCACGTATTGAGGCGTGCCTTGTATGTTGCGTAGTTCCCACTTTTGCGGGACGCCGGAAGGATTGTTCAGATAGTCAACTCGAATGAGTTTGCCAGCCATATCGCTCATTCGCTGCTTATTTTGACCATTAATAAAGTCGATGGATTTTTGATCATCCTCCGGCAGCATTTTGCCAATTGGCCGATACCCTTTTTTTTGGGCGTTGCCATTGAGGGTGAGATCAACGTCGCTATCTGGGTTGTTGACCGAATTTGCATTGTTAACTGGAGCGTTTTGAACTGGCACACGGCCTCCCGCGTTAGCATTGTTAGATGGAGTAGGGTTCGGCGCAGGATTTCCAGAAACGCCGTTAGGGAATCGCTGCTTGAAAATTCGCGTAACCTGAGGGTCGTCCATGTAAATGCCTTTGGTCCCTTTTGCTTCGAGCTCATGGAGGATTTGCGCTCGTTGCTGGACCTCGGCATCGCTCATTGCCATAACGTTAACCTAACGCAGTGTCGTTGATCGGAGCTGGCGGATACTGGGCGTAGTTCTGTCCTGACACATCGCTGTTATATGTAGGATTTGCGAATACCGCTGGGCGCACATCGACCACATTCTGATCATTCGCTCCACCAGTGTAAGATGTCTCTTTTTGAATGGCTTTGTCGATGTCGCTGTCATTATCGCCGCCATCGCCTCCCTTGTTTTGTCCCCCATCCTTACCTCCGCTGGTTTTAGCCGGAGCAGGAGCCGGTGCCGCTTGCTTTGCCTTAAGGTTCGCCTCGTACTCCTCCCTGGTCATGTAGGTATTACTGGCCCCTGGGACATTGAAGGATTTCGCACCGTACATATTTACGGGGACCGAAGGATTATAATAGCCGCCAGTGCCCTGGCCTCCGTACTGCATCCCACTTGGGACGGTTAGGTTTCGCAGTAATTGGTTCTGATAGGCCGTGTTTTCTGCTGGACTCAAAGGAACCCATTGGCCATTAACCTCTTTGCCGTACTGCGTAGACATGATCTGCTTCTGCTGATTCAGCATTCCCTTTGCTTGGCCCTTGAAATACTCTGCGTAGGTTTTTTGCAGGGCATTTTCAGCTCCTTCGCGTGGCATCTTTGCCAGCAATTCGCCGACCTCGGCACCTTTTTTGAATCGCTCGGTCATGTCGACGAGCTGTTGATTGGCAACGTAATCGCCCGGTGTTGGGGTTCCCGCGACGATTCCTGGCTGGAACAGGCTCGGGACTGCAAATCTAGCGGGGGGCGCTGGAAGTGGGGCTTGTGGCAAAACGTTTTATCAGTCTGTTATTACGACTGACCCTCCGGTAAATGTGTCCATCGTTAGTAGCTCACTCTCGTGTTAGGGCTAAGATTTGGCGGCGTAAAAAACGCTGGTTTAGGTAGCGGCAGATTGGGTGCCGTGTAGCTAGCTTTCTCTGAGGAGATGTTCTTACCAATGTTCTGCAACCCAGAGCCGATCGCGCCAATAGCCGAGCTGCCCATCTCGCCACCACTCATACCTCCGCCTCCAAAAGAAGTGTTTGCAGCGTTGGAAGCGTCGATCCCCGAGGAGTCAGTTGCTACACCTCCGGTAGTCTGAGGCGCTTGCGGAGTAGCAGGAGTTGGAGGGCCAACTTGAGTACTCTGGTCAAGGAGGGGAACGTTGAGGGGGGCTGTTGTTGGTTGTTGGGACTGGCCTGCACCGCCGCCAAAAAAGTTGCGTATCCAATCGAGGAAACCTCCGCTGCTCGAACCATCGGCGCTGTCATTATTGGCTGGCTGGCCGACCTCTGGATTCCGGTTCATCGGCGTAGGACTCTGCCGAACCGCCTCTCGTTCTATGTGACCAGGGAAATGCCTGTTGAGATGACTCAAGTAGAGGCTGCGCAAAGCTTCGTTGTTTGGCTGCCCATCACTTGCCAGCGCCTGATGATAGAGCCGGTGGGCTTCATCATAAGGATCCAGGGCTTGCGCGGCGGGCGCAGCGGCGGGCGCAGCCGGTTGAGCGATAGGAGCAACGGGTTGTTGCAGTGCTGGTGGCACCTGGGCTTGTGCTACGGGCGCAGCAACCGGGCGACCGTACATTTGCTGATAGCCACGGTTAAATTGATCAATCGAATTATTCAGGAAGTTTGGCATCGCCTAAACGGTCCCGTGCCAAGGCGACCATCAGCTCTCGGACGGTCCCAAATCCCATCTCGCGCACATAATCCTCTAAAGACAGGGAGATCGTCAAGCCTGCCCTCTGGGCGTGGCGGGCCAGGAGGTTAGCAATGTCGACTTGGCCACCAAAAGTTAGTGCCTCTTCTCCGCCTTTTTTAGCGACTTGGGCCTCGTGACGGCCTGCGGCATTAGTCCAGTAAACGTACTGGCCCGAGAGTTTGAGGTAATCGAGCAAGCGCTGCGTCCGGCGCCGCGGCCCGCTTCGGACCATCAGGGCTCGGCGCAGTTTTCGTAAACGCACCTCTTCGCTTAAGATCCGTACTAGCTCTTTCCCGTTGAGATGATGTTCGCGCATCCAACGGTCGTGCTCTTCGAGCGAGCGCAGATTGCGGCGGATGTTCGAGCGCTGCCATTCCTGATTGATTTCGTCATTGGTCACCGGGATCCGGTAGATATCGGCGAGCAAAAGCGCCAGGGTCCGGTTATCGGCGTCCTCGGTGTGCTGTTCGTACTCTTGGTCGTGCAAGGTAATGAACGCATCCAGATCTTGGAGCTTGATGTGTTGCTGGCCTACCCAGATCGCTCGGTCGCGCTCAAACTGTGCGCTAAATAACCAAGAGAGCGCCTCCTCGGTCGGTTTAATCGCATTGTCGGCCTGCTTCAACTCGCGGAAGGTGCAGAGCAATTCCAGAGCATCGATTGCCTTCTGATTATGGCCTCTCAAGATCTCCAAAAGGATTGGGTACTCGGCGAGCATTCGCTCGGTCCGTTCAGTCCAATGAATACTGCTGGCAAGGGCGAAGATTTCTTCAGCCTCTTCCTGCTCGAGTACTTCCGTCTCGAGGGCCTTCATGAGTGCTCCGCGCACGTTGACCAACGGGATCGTAGTAGCAACGAGTGACCCGTCTCGGGCGTGAGCGTAAGTTGAGGCGACTTCGCTCTCCTCAGTGATAACGCCTTCGTTATACCAATGGAAAATTCGACCAGCTCCGATCATTCCAAAGGGCGACAAGTCCGCGGCTCTCAGAGCCCCCATCGAAGCGGCTCCGTAGATGCCTTTGACTCCCGGCACTTGCAACGCCCACACGATTTCCTTGTGCCAGACCGAAAGGGCTTGATGAAAACAACCTGTTATGAGTAGAACGTGACTGGGCTCAAAATGCATCAGATCACTGATGAAATCGCCCTGGCTTACTGGGGGCTGGATGATAGCGGCAGGGATCCGTTCGCGAATACTGTCGTGATCTAATTCAGGCCCCGTATAGACCAGCACTCTCTCCTCATCCATATGAGATCAAAAATTATTGAAGCTTTGCCACCGTGGTTACGAGTGCTTTGGAAGGTTGAAGTAGATTTCGTAAATGGAAAGCGAATAATAGTGCAAAGAAAAGAGCATCACCGCCTGCCGGAAATTAGGATGGCTCGGTTTTTTGGATCTCTCGGGCTAGCGCCGCGGGCGCTCGGCCATTTGTCTTCCATTGTTCGCACCACGCTCCTTCAAGCTGCGGAGCCACTGCTTTGACGACGATCAACCTCTGATCTCCGAAATCTTCTCGCGCCAGCTGCGCGTAGTAAAGCCGGTCTATGCCCTCGGCGCTTAGCCGACCGAGAAGAAATGACAGCTCTTGTTTAATCGAATCAAATCTGAACTCTGGATACTGGGCCGCGAATTCATTCCACGTTGGTTTAACCGCTGGCAGCATTTCTAGTTGCCCGATGAGCTGCTCGGAGCTGTGACGTTTCATCAAAATGAAATCACGCCGGTAGAGATCATCGCGAGCGCCGGAGATGTAACAGAGCCGACTCTGGATCGCCTCGAGTAAAGCCCGCTGAGCTGCAACCCTGAGACTTTGGCTGCAACCGTAGCCGCCGAAGAGTCCGACGCCGTCCCGGCCAAATAGGGCACAAGCCATTACCGGAATGCCAAGCTCTTGAGTGCAATCGTAAAGAAAGGGATAGAGTCCTGCTCTACGCATTAGGGCCACACTCCATTCCAGTTCCGCCGGCAGGCCAACTAGCGGAACCTTGATTGGCGGGATCCCGATCGATTCGCGAATGAACTGGTTGCAGGTCCACCCGTCGCGCTCGACCAACTCATAGAGCGCCTGCAAGACCGCGTCCTCTACATCGATCCCGCTCGCCAGGCCGTTGCTGGTTTGCTGAACGTCCAGAAACTGCTGCAACACCCGGTCTTTTAGCCAGACCATGTGCGAGGGCATCCAGACAAGCTTGCCGCTTCCTAAATGGTGGACGACTTCCCAGGCTACCGGCGTGTTTTCGTCCAGTATGTTGTCCCTGGCCAACGGATAGTCTTGCAGCGGCAGCACTTCCGCCGCTGTGTCCTTTTGTATATCGACATAACTGCAAAGCTTGTAGGCGCTGGTTGGATTCTCCGCAGCCCAGAATTCGATCGCTTCGACAATCGATCCCACGCAGCTCAAGACCGTGTCAGGATTCTTCCCGGCAGTGACCGATATGGTCGTAGCCAGTGGCCGGTAACAGACCCAGATCGGAACGCCGATGATGTCGAGCCCATCGATCTGGCGATAAGAACTGATCCCGTACCGGAGCAGACTCGAGTAGGGCAGGCGATAGACAGTCTGGGCTAGGTCGGCGCGGGCATTGGCCCTAGCGTCGTTACCGAGATAGGCTAGGCAAGGCTGCATAGGGCAAGCCAAAGGTCACAAATTCCATGGCTAGACGGACTGGCGCTTTCGCCCAAGAATGCCGCTCAAGCCATTCGGCCATCTTTGGCCCATGCTGCACGTACAATGACCGTAAAGGCTTCGGGGCACGGCTAAGCATAAAGTATCGGAAGCGCTTCCACCGTGGGTGGTAGCGCCCATAGGCGGCGCGGGCCAGCCAGCAGAACGCGACTACGGCTAACGCACTGACTGCGGTGCCGGCTGCGCCGACTGCACTGCCCGTCGATGCGTTGGCGGCATTTGCGCTAGCCACTGACTGTTGAGCAGCCATGTTCGCGGCAAACTGACTTTCCTGAACTTTGTAGGCGTAGTCCGTTTGGTTCCAATTATTTTGGCCAGCGATGTTGCCAAGTGCGATTTGGGAAGCGTCGGCACCGGAAAGTCCGAAGCTGCGCGGCTGGAAAGTCTGATTGGCGGTTTGGAACTGGTTCATCAGCTGTTGCTGATAGTTCATCTGGTTCACGCCCAAGTTTCTGGCGATGTTCGCTATCCCTGGCGTGCCAGTGCCCAAGCTCCAGCCGCCGGTCGCACCTAGCGCTCCGGTCAGTCCGCTGCGAGCCCACAGATTCTGGAATTGCGGCGTGATGTTGCCGGTCTCCTGATTCTGAAGGTTGTTTAGAAACGTCTGCTGAGTATTCCAGAGCTGCGGATAACGCTGCCGAAAATCCGCGTCGGAGAGCCCATATGCCGTCTGATCCATTCCGACGGCTTGCTGTTCAATCGCGGTCGGATTGGCAGCGATAAAGGGCGGCATCGAGCCTGGCAGAGTCGGTTTTGGAAAACTGGGCGCGGTACTGGGCATTAGTCTACCTCGAAGGGTTTAAGCGGTAGATCACTGAGGCCCAGCTTAGCGAGAAGCTCTGGGTTCGCCAACACACTTTTATCGTCGATTAGCCAGAGCGGATTTCCGAAAACACGTTTGCTTGTCGCGATCACAACCTTGGCCACTTCGTAAAATTCTCGTGGGCTCAGCGCATCTGGCGAAACCGTTGGCCGAATCACGACCTGGGGTTGTGCGTAATAGTAAGCAATAGGCCGCTCATCTACTAAAACGACAAAAATTGGAAAAACCGGCACCACCTCGACCTTCGATTCCTTGGCCAACTCATCGAGGCCCCACATGAAAATGCCCTCTTCATTGTCGATGCGGATCTGGGAGATCTTTTGGCGAGGAGTAAAGGTTCTCACTGATATTTGATCATATGGTTGATGCAGGCAAAGGGCGGCATGATTGGAAATTGCTGTTGGGCACTTCCCAGTGCCTTGCCGGTCATATCCGTAACCCCCCAAGAAAAGGTCGAGGTAAAGTTTGGCGTGCCGGGCGCTTGAAGGTTGGGAATCGGATTACCCGGCAGATTGGGCGGCAGTGCGTTAGCCACTTTAAATGGAGAGGTGCGTAGCGTTATTTTCATCCAGTCGAAGTGTGAACAGGTAACGTCAGTGGCAAGCAAGTCGCCCGACAATTGGCTGCCGCCTCTTGAGCCTACTCCGCTAGTGGGCGGAGTAATCGGGTTCCCGCTCTCGTCGGTAATATCCAAGGGCACTCTGCTTTGAGGAACCCAGCCAGCCGCGTTCATATAGATTTTCGCTCCCGGCGGCAAATTGAAGGTGCTGGCTCCGTCCCCAGCGCCCCAGGTTTCCCCGACCGCTTGGAACAGCCGGCGATAGGTCGAACGCGAAATCTCAGAGCCATCACAGGTGATCCACCCTTGCGGCTGGTAACCCTGGCTACCGGCAATCATGGCAATGGTGCCAATCGGGCAACCTTGCTCTCCCGGCTGATACTGAGAACTGCCAGGATCAAAAAACCACCACTGGTTAGTGGCATAGTCGAACCAAGGCCCAATGTCATGCGTCGGCATCGCTCCCCCGCTTCGCCCAATGAGCACGCTCGGATCCAACTCGCCAGAGAGTGATTCTCCGAACAAATTGATAAAACCCGGCACCTTACCGTTCCAACCCAGCGGAGCTGCGGCCATCGTTAAGTTGATCAGGATGGGCACTGACATAGGTTCTTAGAGGTATTTGATGATAAAGTTACAGCCAACGTAGGGCGGCATCACCGAAACCGGTTGTTGGTTAGTTCCAACTAGCACTCCGTTGTTATCGATTACCGGGTAATCATAGGCCGCACCTAGAACACCAGAGAGCGTGTCCGGCACATTGGTGCCATCATCGATAATTGCGGGATTCAAGAAAGGCACTTGAATGTTCAAGGGCGGCAGTGCGCTTGCCGGAATAACTACCTGTTGTGCCCCGCCGGTGCCTCCCGCCGGAACATCTGGGTTTCCATTAAATGAAACCCCAGGCTCAAGGAAGAAGCCCTGCGCGTTCATGAAGAAGACGCCACTGGGAGGTAGGCGGAAAGTGTTGTTTCCTCCGACTCCCCAAGTGGTGCCGATGGCGTTAAAAAGCCGAGGATAGGTGGCAATATTGAGTGGTCTGCCGTCACAAAGCAGCCAACGAGCTGGCACCATATCGTTTCCGGCTTGTCCCCAGATGGCAACGGTGCCAATGGGGCAACCTCCTTCAGAAGGTTGGTAGCCATATCCCGGCACCCAGACCCACCATTCATCCCCGTTTAACCAGGGGCCGACATTGGACGAGGGCGCAGGGCCTCCGACCTGACCGGTAATGAAACTGACATCGATTGAGCCGCTCAAGCATTCGCTTACCAACGTGGCAATATCGAGAACTGATTCACCCTGCCAACCGATCGGCGGAGGAGAGGCCTCAATTAAAACTGGAACTGGAACAGCCATCTAGCCTGCTTTAATGATGTAGTTGACCGCAACGAAGGGAGGAGTAATCGAGAATTGCGTCTGGGTTAAGGTATTAAGTTGGGTCCCTTGGGCATCGCATAAGATAAAGTCCCAACCCTCAACGTTTGGCTGATTAGCCGGGTATAAAAAAGCCAGCGTGTACACTCCTCCTTGGGTTTTTTTGGCGGCCATTACATAGGGCACCGGCACTTTCATCGGCGGCATGTTAGCCGCAACTAACAGCGCAGCTAATTGGTTACCGCCCTGGCCATTAACAAAGTAACCACGTCCATTGCCGCTGGCATCGATGGGGACGCTCGCTACAGGCCTAAAGCCCTTTTGGTTCAGATAAAACAGACCCCCAGGAGGAAGGTTAAAGGTCGTAACGCCGTCGCCCCCGCCCCAAGTGTCGCCAATCACCTGATGGAGCTGATTATACTGAGTACGTAAAACCTCGCTTCCGTCACACAACAGCCAATTGGGAGGAACACCAGGCGAGCCCCACATCATGACCATGCCGATGGGCACCCCTTCTATGCCGCGTTGGTATTTGCCTAAACTCGGCTCCCAGAACCACCATTGGGCTCCATTAGCCCATGGCCCAATGTTTGTGGTCGGTGCCGAGCCTCCTAACTGGCCGAAAATAATATTCGGAGGATTGATGAAAGTCGTGCCCAGCGAATCGGCCACCCGGTTCATGAGTTCTTGCACGCTCTCCGGTATGTCCTCCATCGGCGGAGTCTTCACATAAAAATCGACTGGGAGGGGCGCAGACATGCTAGCTTCGATTCCAACTCATGCGGAAGGTCAGTTGCAGACTCGATCCAGCAAGGAGCGCATGCGGCTGGTCCCAGCAGTAAGTGATTATCTGGTTGGTTCTATCGGGATTGCCGTAGCCAAATGAATTGACGTTTTGCTGGCTATTGCCGATCACGATGTCGGCAGTCTGATCGAGGTAATAATCGCCAAGCTCATAGAGCGGGGCCGGTGCCACGACTGCGACATCCACTGTCGAGGGATCCAGCAAGGTTGGCGAACCGTTCGAACCCATAAGGGCGGGTCCAAGGCTGGAGCACCAAATTCGTCCAGCGATTGAAGGTTCGCCCAGGCCGAGGAAGGTATCATCGGTCGGCGTCGGCGCGGCGCTCTGACCGAATTGATTGACCAGATAGATCCCGAGGTTCCCGCGGAAGAATACTCCACTCAGCGGGATAGTCACTGAACCGCCGGTCGGGCTGGCCGTGCTCGCCCAAGCCACTCCCAGACTCATAACCGTAGTGATACCGTGGGTCGGATCGGTTATCGTAACCGCGTCCAATATCTGCCAAGTGCCATTATAGGCGGCGTAGCTCGAACCGCTTAAGATCAAGTCTTCGCCGATAATTACCGGGACATTGCCGGTGACATTTACAGCCAAATGATTGGGCTGGGTAGCGCTCGCTGCGTATTGCCAAATCGAAAATACAATGGGGAGATTAGTGATGCCGATCGTCGCCGACGTGTTGCCGGGAACGAAGATGCCGGGACCGGAGCCAAAGTCGAAATTAATGATCAGCTGATAGGTGACCTGCAAGGCTTGACCAGAAGGGATTTCGGACTCCGGGCCTAAGAGGCTAACCGGCTGAGCCAACAGAATCCGGCTGAACAAATTGGGGCCGGCGACGGTTTGGTCCGAGAGACCGATTTCGGTATACGTGATTGCGGCCACTTCCGGCGTAAAAAGAAAAGTGCGTTGCAGGGTTATGGCGGCAGGCTCAACGTCTGAAAAATTGGCACCGGGAACTTGACTGCAATTCACGGTGCGCTTCATCTCGTTACCCAAGGTGGCTTGGTTGGTGTACTGGACGGTGAAGGCTGTAGCGGTAGTAATAGTTCCGCTTGTGAATAAGGTAACGTGTTGAGGGTCGATGTAAGCTGTGATCTTGAAACGCTGGCCAGTCGAAAAGACCACACTTGCATCGAGATCAGCATTGCTAAATGCCGCAGCCGCAGCGCTTAACGCCGTACCGGCTACCGTTGCCGTAGTGTTCGGGTTACGGTTGGTGACTTGCGTGCCGGTGCCACAACAACAAGCTGCGAATAACTGGTTGTAGAGGACGCTAGCTACCTTATCGAGGCCCTGGTCAAGGATGAGGTTGTCTTGCCAGGGATAGCTCCTCACTAGCTCGCCATCCGGCCCAAGCACCGCTATTTTGACTCTTCCTTTTAGGCTCTGGTGCATACTTAAGGTGGCGGCGCAATGTAACCGCCTAGGTGCAAGAACATGCCAGTACCTAGTGAATCGCTAGCACTGGTTGAGACCGTTTGGGCGTAATAGGCACCGACTTGCAAGAAAACTCCCGTGCCCATCGATTCAGTTAAAAGCGCCTGATTGGCATCGCCAGGATTAGGTGTGGGAACAATCGGCTTCGGCGGCGGATAAATTCCGAAGCTCGTGTAGCTCGAGTCCGGCGTGCGCGGCGTGAAGACTTTCTGAAATGGCTGAAAGATGCGCGTCTTCATGGCACTGGAATAACACAAACAGTGGGACTTGGGAGGCAGCCGATGGCGCTCACGATATTGACTTCGCCTACTTCGGTTGGGGTACAGGTGCCGATCCCAGGCTGTGGATAGGTATCCACAAAAAGCCGAAGCTCGCGGATCCCCATGCGACCTTGCCAATTAAACAAGAGTTGAAACCCCTTATCGACGTTGTGGATATAGGTGGATTCGACCTCGCAGGTATCGGCACAGTTATCCGCCTCGGCTTGACTGCCGGTAAACTCGGGCGTCCTGACCGTGCGCGTCTGCGGGCGGAATGATTGGATGAGCGTATCGGTCGCTAACCCACTGTAAGTCCAGATCGGAAAGTTATCATTGCCGGCGATCCCTTCCTCGGCACTGAGTAAGAGCTCATAGGCTAGCCGGTAATGACCTTTGATTCCGGCATAATAAATCTGCAAGCTGACCTCGCCTACCAGCTCGACCACATCGATCTCGGCGAATTTAAAGCGCATCAGCTCGCCGATCTGCGACACTTCGAAAATTTTGGTCTCCCAAGAGCAACTGATGGGACTATCCATGTAGTCGGTCCGGCGCCCGATAAAATCTTCCCAGATGGCGATGTGACTCAGCTGACCATTGGGCATGGCGATAGGATTGCAGGAATAGGAGAGCTCGAAACAACGCGGAACGTCTTGCACTTCGCCCGTGGCGAATTGCACTGGAAAGGTACCGGTCCAAATGCCGGCGTAACAAGGGCTAGCGGTAGAGCCTAGCTGCGCTTGGGGGCTTCCATCCATCACCCAGGTATGGCGGTTAAAGCGCGAACCGCTCGGGACCGAATAAAGTAGCCAATTCTCAAAAGACACTGAGCAAATGCCGGAACGATTCGGCGACATGTTCGATTTGGAACGCGTCATCTCCCCGTCTCGCGGATTGACGGTGCTCGAACGGTATTGCTGGAGCGCTTCGTTTAAGTTAACCAGGCCAACCTCACTAAAGAACCAGGGCATCCCAAATTGGTTAGCCGGCGAGAAGGGGGCTACGCTGCCGTAATCGCTTGAGACGATCGCTTGAAAGTTGGGCGTATTTTGCCATTGCGTCCGGTCCAGCACGCTGGATTGCAGGCTCGTAATGCTAAAGGGCGAGAAAGCTAACAGTCCTGGGGCTACGTTATTGGAGGGATCGCCTGGTGTCTGGAGCATCCCCGTGCAAGCTTCGGGAAGCTTGAATCCATCGGCCTCGGCCAAGTAAGTCGCCTCCGTGAACGAATTAGGATTCATGATATCGCTCGCAAAGATCGTTTCCAGATAAGCGACCCAAAGCCGATATCCGCTGAAAGCCATCATTTGGCCGACCGGGCACTGATAGAAAGGAGGTCCGCCCTGATTGTGCCCGCTTTGCAGTGGCCCAGCGGCAGAGCTGCCAATGTAAAAAGCGCTGGCCGTGTACCCGTCCTGAATAAGCAATAGGTCGACCGGCGTCGGCAGGAAAACGAGCGTGCCGTCCGGTGCCAAAGTCACCGCTTGGCGAGCTTGGCAGAAATAGACCCGCGGCGAATATTTGTAAAAGGAGATTGGCAAAATCTGAGCGTAGGTTGTGAAGGGGTATTCGCTCCAGAAAACGTTCCCATCCACCGCCCAGACCAATTGTTCCTTTTGCCGGTAAGGCCGATAGAGGGTGATGCCCTGGGCCTTGGTGCCGGGAAGCAGAAAAACCAATTTCCGCCCTGGTCGGGTTTGCGGGATCCCGCCGCGATTGACGATATTCTCGCCCCAATAATAGCCGCCTTGCTGGATATCGGTCGGAAAGACGAGGGTGTTTGCGCCCCCGATCCAATATCGATCTTCGACGGGGACATGAAGTGGCTGACCGGTACTCGTTTGAGGGTAGGCCATCGCTGTGACTCGCTGTCAGCGATGTTAACCACCACAAAAGGCTCTTGCCAGCGTTTAGTTGCCCTTAAGGCTTTCATTCGGGGATGTCGAAGCGGCGGCGGAATTTTTCAATCTGCGATTGGATCCGAATGCAATCGCGCCGGTCTTGTTTCTCGGCTTCTCTGTCCGCGTTGCGGCAAACCTCACGGAGATTCTCTTTGTGATGAGGAGTGAATTCATCCGCATGTTCCTCGAAAATAGGGGTGTCAAACGGCAAATTAGCGATTGTGGGGATTTGGAGTTCCGGCTCGGCGAGGCAGTCCACTTGCACCATTTTTCCGCTCTCCTTGTCGTATTTATATAACTTCATTTTGTTTTCAGATAAGCTTTTAGCCATTCCTTGCCTTGCTCATGGGCTCTCA